TAATCTTTATTAATGCAATTCTTGTTCTACCTTCTTTTTTAATTTACCTATAGCCTGTCCCGGGTTTAATCCCTTCGGACAAGTATTAGAACAATTCATTATTGTTTTACAACGATATAATTTCATTGCATCATCTACATATTCCAAACGTTCTTTCGTTTCTGTATCTCTTGAATCCTCAATCCAACGATATGCTTGCATTAAAACTGCTGGTCCTAAATAGCCTTTATCTGAATTCCACCAATAACTAGGACATGATGTTGAACAACATGCACATAATATGCATTCATACATACCATCTAATTTTTTTCTGTCCATTGGGTGTTGTTTTATTTCATAGTCTTTACTACATTCAAATACATCATAAGGTTCCTTTCTTTGTAACCATGGCTTAATGTCCTTATACTGTTTGTAAAAATTAGTCATATCTGGTATTAAATCCTTTATTATTGGCATATGTGGTAACGGATAAATAGACATTTTATCTTCTATTGGCGTTAAACATGCCAAACCATTTTTCCCATTAATATTCATTGCACAAGACCCACATATTCCTTCACGACAAGATCTACGAAATCCTAATGTCTTATCTAATTTATTTTTTATATGAATTAATCCATCGAGAACCATTGGTCCAGTTTCCTTTTTATCTATTGAAAACGTGTCAAATTTTACGTTTCCATTATTATTTCTATAAATACGAAAAGTGCTTGCAAATCTTTTAATAATCATATATATCTATATTTTTATATTTTTATATAGATATAAATTCATATATCCAAGTATTGCTAAACTATGTGCACATACATTTGAAATTCTAAATAATTTTGTTACTATAGGAGGTTTAACATAATCGGTTATTATTGTAGATGTTGATATATATGAATGAAAACCTACATTTAAAATATTTATTGTTCCTATTATTTTCTCCGTTTTTTTAAATTCATATTTATTTGCTATGTATTGTAAACATAAAGATGGAACTAATATCTTCGATGACGTATGATACTTTGATAACAAATATTTATTTTTATCTGGTGATAGTAACTTCTCCATATAAAAACTTAAAAAAAAAGCTTTTAAATATTTATATGAAAAATAATATTTCTCCCCATGTTAATATTTATAAATTTCCAATAACTGCCGTCTCTTCTATCACAAATAGGTTAACTGGACTCTATCTTACAGGAATTTTTATAGGTTCTGGTTTATACTCTTGGAGAACCAGTGATTCAATATATCAAAAATACACAGATTTAGACCAGAATTTAAAAACTTCTCTTCATTATTCTCTATTATTTCCTATCAATTATCATACTTTGGGAGGTTTGAGACATTTTATTTGGGATAAATACCCTACTCTTTTAGAGAACCAAAGTGTTAGAAAGTCAAGTTTACTACTATTTGGAAGTTCTTTTGCTTTTTCATTTTTACAAGAAAAAATTTTATTTTAATTAATTTGTTATATTTATAAATTAATTAAATATTTATGTTTTAAATATCTATACAAATGATTACTAGAAATTTGAAAAATCGCTTTTCAAAATTTTTTCGTAGTTTTTCTTCTTTTAAATTACAAGATCATCATTATGATGCTATTGTTTTAGGTGCAGGAGGAGCAGGATTACGTGCTACTACTGGACTTGCCGAAAAAGGATATAATGTTGCTTGTATTACCAAATTATTTCCTACTCGTTCTCATACTGTTGCTGCACAAGGAGGTATTAATGCTGCTTTGGGTAATATAACAGAAGATGATTGGAAATGGCATTTCTATGATACAGTTAAAGGTAGTGACTGGCTTGGTGACCAAGATGCTATACATTATATGTGTAAAGAAGCACCTAAGGTCGTATTGGAACTTGAAAGATATGGATTACCATTTTCAAGAACCGATGATGGAAAAATTTATCAAAGAGCTTTTGGTGGACAAAGTTTAGATTATGGTAAAGGTGGACAAGCTTATAGAACTGCATGCGCTGCTGATAGGACTGGACATGCTATGTTACACACTTTATATGGTAATGCATTGAAACATGATGCAAAATTTTTTATTGAATATTTTGGGTTAGAACTTATGATGACAAAAGATAAAAAAACTTGTGCTGGTGTTTTGGCATATAATATCGAAGATGGAACAATGCATAGATTTTTCGCTAAAAATACAATTATTGCAACCGGTGGATATGGTAGATGCTATTTTTCTGCAACAAGTGCTCATACTTGCACTGGCGATGGTAATGCAATGTGTCTTCGAGCTGGAATACCATTACAAGACCCTGAATTTATACAATTTCATCCTACCGGCGTATATGGTGCGGGAGTTCTCTTAACTGAAGGTTGTAGGGGTGAAGGTGGTTATTTAATCAATTCTGAAGGAGAAAGATTTATGGAAAGATACGCTCCAAATGCAAAAGACTTGGCAAGTAGAGATGTGGTTTCAAGATCAATGACCATTGAAATTAATGAAGGAAGAGGAGTAGGTAAAGACAAAGACCATATATTGCTTCAACTTAGTCACCTGCCTAAAGAACTATTAGAAGAAAGATTACCTGGTATTACTGAAACGGCAAAAGTATTTGCTAATGTTGATGTTTCAAAGGAACCTGTGCCAGTTATTCCTACTGTTCATTATAATATGGGCGGCATACCTACCAATTGGAAAGGACAAGTAATAAACCCTACGAATAAAACACTAGATTCAAAAGATGGATATGTAGTCAATGGATTATGGGCAGCTGGAGAAGCGGCTTGTTCTTCTGTTCATGGAGCTAATCGATTGGGTGCAAACTCTCTACTAGATATAGTAGTATTTGGTAAAGCATGCGCTGAAAATATTTCAGAAATAAATAAACCAAATGAGCCATTAGAAAAATGTGATAATTTAGATGTTGGTAATTCTGTTTTATATTATGAGCATTTACTTATGAAAAACGGAACATTAAATGTTTCTGACATAAGAATGGAAATGCAAAAAATTATGCAAAAGCATGCTGGCGTTTTTAGAAATGAAAAACTATTAGGAGAAGGTGTTACAAAAATGACAGAATTATTTAAAAAATTTAAAGACGTAGGGATCGAAGATAAATCAAATGTATTTAATACTGAATATATTGAATTACTCGAATTGAAAAATTTACTTGAAAATGCACTCGTAACAATATATGCTGCCAACTTTAGAAAAGAAAGTAGAGGTGCTCATTCCCATGAAGATTACCCTGAAAGAGATGATGAAAACTGGCTTATACATACACTCGCTGAATTAAATGGACCTTGTGTTCGTTTAAGTAAAAGAGAAGTTATAAGAAAAGTATTAAATGATGAAGTCGAATCGGTACCTTTAAGTAAGAGAGTATATTAATGATAATTACAAAATATATTTTATAATTATTTACAATGTTTTTAAATTTCAATCTTGTTATATCGATATCCTCCATTGGACCAACAAAAATGACTGTTTCTTTCTTGCCAATGCTTGCAGCTGGCATTATAATCATCATACTTAAAATTACTGAAAAACCAACTTATTAATACTAGTGTTCCGCTGACAACTATTGTTGATGCCGTTACTGGGTATGTTACATTTAGTGTCCCGAAATCTCCTAATATAGGCTGTATCGAATCCATTACTCTAATATATATTATAATATTTTTTTTAAATTATTATACTAATGTAATTTGTTAGCATGCAGCCGTTGAAGGTATGAATCAGTCATTATTTATTTTTAGTTATATTCTGGAAGGTCAAGTGTTAATTCTGAAGGTCGAGGTCTACCTGTTGTAACTCTTATTCTTGGAGGATTTGGTTCTCTTCGTGTATTTTCTTGTGGTGGAGTTAAAAAATTAACTGTTCTCGTCGTAGGAAAGTTTGTATTTTCAATATCTTCATTAAAATTATGTAAAATGTCTAATATGTGTAATTTAAATTTGTGTAATCTATTTATTCTTTTTTGTGCTATTTCTTGTTCAAAATCTATACTATTTGCTGTTTCATTCGCAATAGCCTCTAAATCATCTTCAGTTATTAAATTTAATGGTTTAATATATTTTAAATCATTCTTCTTATATCCAAATAATATATTATCATCAGATTCTACGTCTTCGGGATATTTATTATTCACAATGTAATGTAAAAATCTTTTAATTTCTTCAGTGCCACCTCCTTTTTTTTTACTCTTTTTATGTTTTCTTTTCAAAGTTAAATTTTTCTTTTTCTGATTTTTTTTAGATTTATTAATTTTCATATATTTATATATTTACTAGATATAAAATAATATATTTAGTTGTTATACTAATGAAGTGTAAACATGTGCAAACTACACCAAATACAACTAAGCCAGTTGTGAAAGAACCAGTTAAATGTGCAACCCAAGAAATAAAAACTGCAACATTTCAAGAAATGATAGCTAACAGTAAAAAGGAAAAGAATTAATTATCAAATTCATAATTTGAAGTTATTGGTTCTAAATCATATTCTTCCATTTCATTCAGGATAGTTGGTGCATTATAAAGTATAGTTACTCCTAGGGTTACAGAGTATATAAATCCAATTACCATAGATTCAACCATTATATAAAAAACGCATTTATTTTTTATATAATTAAATAAAAATGTATGTTATTAAAGTAGTTAAATAAAATAATACTCCACCCCATAATGTATCAATTATCGTTGCGGAAACCGGCCATTTTTTGAAAATTGCATAATTTGTTGATTCATATACACCATATATGATTAATCCGAATAAAAATGCATCAACTGGACTCCTTTTATCTTTTAATATAAAATAATAAAGACCAAATATTAAGAAAATATAACATACTAATGCACCTATGGGTTTCAATATTAAAGCAGTTCTTTGTATGTTTGCAATTATATTTGAAAAGAACATACTGCTTGACGTAAGATAAATTGCATCTAAAATTAACATTACAATAGCAGAAGTAAGAATAGTTAAAAATGCCTTTTCCATATATAATGAATAAATATTTTATTTTTCTTTTTCAATTAAAATATGCCTTGATAAATTTTTAATGACTTTATTATCTAAACGCGTTTGTTCATCACCCACATCACCTAATATATTTTTCATCATATCTATACAAAAATCATACTTGGAATTATTCCAATCTTGACACTCTGGGTATTTTTCTCTCCATTGTGGTATGGTATTATAATTTTGTTTTCCAACAATAGTAATCATTTTTCTTAGTTTTGTATTTTCTGGCGTGTCTTTGCTCCATTCATTGTTATCTTTTATATACATTGTTTCTCTTTTCAAATCAGTGCAATGAAGAGGTCTTTTAGAAACTTCTAAACTTTTTATTCTAGATAAAATTACATCTGTCATTCCTGCCACATAACCATTTCTACCTATATTTTCTATATCTTGTAAATCTATATTGATATTTTCTATAAATTCAGACATATTCATTGCGTCTTTACAAGTTGTATTTAAAAAGAAATTCAAATTGAACTTTTGATTATTATTTATAGTATTATTTGTAATATTTGTTCTATTTGATAATTCCATAATGGTCTTATTTTGGTCAATAATTAATTCCTTAAATTCTTGATTTTGACGTAATAAATCAATAAATTGTGTTTGAACCATATTATTTTGGTTATTTTGCTCGGTTAATCCAGTAGAAACATCATAGTTAGTTGTATTTGTTTGCTTGCAATATCGTTTGTGTTTACATAATCCGCTCTGATACTTATAAATTTTACCACAACCACATACATACTCACTCGAAACTATCGTTTGGCGAGTTTTGGCGAGTTTTCCGTTATCCAAATTATCCAAATGTTTTATGGTTTGTAAATGTTTTTCATAATCACTTTTTTTACTGCATGAATAAGAACAAATTTTACAAAAAAATTTTTGGCGAGTTTTTGGCGAGTTTTTGTTATCCATTTTTATCCTATACAGATAATTAAAATTCATGCCTAAATCATTTTTTTAAAAATATAAAAAAAAAATATGCAGTGACAAAAAAACGAAAAAAACCAATTTCGCTGCATTTCAGTGTGAACCCGTTTTTTTAGTTTTTTTTAAAAAATTCTCCAGAAGATTTTTTAAAAATGGACATTTTATTTTTGTCCTTTTTTTAAAACTTGAGCCATTTCTTTTTTGGTTTTTTTTTTAAATAATATAATAAATTGAAATGAATACTTAAAGAGCGCTGTTATATCTCTGTTTTGACATTAATATCGTCATCTTTCTTAGCATCATCATTATCATTTAGTTCAGTAATATTTAAATCAAGTGTTTTTGCAGGTTTTGTTTTAGTATTACTTTGTTGAATGTAATACATAGAAAGTTCTTTCGCATTAGCTATGCAGTTAATAATATTATTGTATGTAAATGAAGATAATAATGTGTCATCATTCAAGTATTGGTATGAATACCACCAGTAAGGTGGAACATACAAAGCTTGTCCCTCAAATAAATCAAATTCTAAAAATTTCATTTTGCTCATTTCAGCGTAATAATTCCTTTGTGTATTCCAAGGATTTACTATTGATTTGTATTCATAATTATCATAATCAGTAATAGGATATAAATATCGACAACTCTTCCAAGGTGTCATTTTAATTCTTACTTTACCATTATTAACAATAATAAAATGCCTATAATCATTATGATAACGGAATGGAGTATATGATTTTTCAGAACCATACATAATATCGTATTTGGTTTGAATTGTCATATTGGGTTTCATGAGAATGTCACATTTTTCAAAGTGTTTATAAAGTCCAGTTTCATCAATAAAAGATTGATTATCTTCAGTTATATATGTGCCTTTTGTATCGGTTTTTAGTAAGGTGTGACTACTTTTGTTGGAAATTAATACATAATCAACTGATTCATCCGAATTAAAATAATCTTTTATATCTTTCACTTTTACATCATAGTTTTCCATTTCTTCTATAGTGTCATTATTAATATTATCAAAAAAATCAGGATATACATGTTTTAGTGAAAAAATAGAAGGTTGCTTGACTTCACATACTTCTTGTAAATATTCATTATCTCTATAGTCAAGCTCATAGATCTCCATATCTTCGCCTTTTTTATATTGATTGGTTATGTGGATATAAAACAGTAAAACAATAACAAACAGAATAATCTGGAAAAACAAATTCATATACACAATATAAATAATAAATATTGTGTATTTAAATCAATTATTAATCATCTCCTATTTTTGGTGCTAAATAAAATATCATTTTTGCCTCTTCAAAATCTAAATTATAAATAACTTTCATAGGGAAATTATGCGTTAAAATTATTTCCATTTCTTTCGAAATTTTGTGATACATACAAATACTATGCAGTCTAGATAAACTGAATGAAATTTTCATATCATCTTCTCCTTCAGTAATGGAATAACTAGTTAATTCGTCAACATCTATATCAACTCTCATAGTGTTGTTTTCAGAAATTAATTGTATTTTATCTTCTGAACATATAAAATCAATAGAATCTCCGAAAATCTCCATTTGATTAATAATACCAGCAAAATAACTTGAAGGAACTGTAATATCCGTGTTACTTTCAAAATTAGGAATATCCATAAGCTCTTCTTCAATATCTATTAATGGAACTGAAAAATGTTTATCAAAATTCTTTTTATTTTCAGATGTAAAATGAATATTTAATTTATCGGAATCAATATCATGTTGAATATTTATAGTCTGTTCTTTGTCTCTAGTATTTAATACTTTGAATAAAATATTAGCATTAACACCAATAACAACGGAATTATTATTATCAAGCTTGAATTCATCAAACCATTTTTCAGGTAAATGCATTTCAAATATAGAAACTCTAGACGAATCCATAGTTTGTAAATATAATTTATCTTTATTAAATGTTATATTCACTTGTTCCGTAAAAAGTTTTATATGTTGAAATAAACTGGAAAATATATCGGCTTTGGTTGTATCATTTATAAGAATATTCATGTTTTGTTAATACTTAAATATTTATATTGTTTAAATAAATTAACAATTTTTCCAACTTATCACCAGTTTGTTTTTTTGAAGTTAAAGTAACCTTTTTGACAACACTAGTATCAACAAAACTAGAAAAGAAAGAATTTAATGTAGAAAGAATATGCGGACTATTAAAAACAATCAAAGAATGTAATTTGTCGTTAAAGATAACATGATTTTCATTATCTATTTCAAATAATAATACATACATATTTTTAAATCTCTCGTGTGCAGTTACTGAATATGAATCTAAATTAACATAAAGTCTATATTGATTAAAACAGTTAATTTTATGAGTTACTAAATTAATAAAATATTTTATAATTTCTTTTATATTATCATATGTTGCGTAGTTTTTAAAAATTGGGTATTGAAATAATATAATGTCAGTGTTTTCATTTGTAATAAAAGTATTTGTAATAAGAGTTTCTAAATTAATACTATCAGAGACTACTTTTGCATAATCAAGTTTTTGTTTATTTTTAAAAATAATTTTTTTTTGGTTATTACTATAAAATTCATTTTTCAAAGAGTTAATTTGCTCTTCTAAACTCATTATTTTATATTAAGTATTATATTTTATTTTATTTAATGTTTATATAGTTTTATTTTTTAGTTGTTTTCAATAGTTATGTTTTCGTTATTATTATTATTTGTATTGTCTACAATTTCGCTTGTAATCTTACTTGAATTGTCTGTTGTTTCAACATTATCAATTAATTCATTGACATTTTCATCCAAATCAAAAGCAACTGACTTTTCTAATACTACATTAGTTTCTAAATCCGATAAGACCCTAATTCTATCATCATGTAAAGATTTATTGACATCCATAGTGAATGACTGCAACTTTAGTAAGAGATTTTTTATTTCGGCAATTTCATTTGCTAATATTTCAAAACGTGAGTTATATTCATCAATAATTTCTTGAGATAGGTTACTCTCAGGAATCGGGGGTATTTGTCTGTTCTCTTTATCCTCAATAATTTTAATTCTTGAATCAAAATTCGCTATAACTTGTTGAATAGTTAAGCCTCTTTGAGAAGCAGGTAATGTGTTTGCTGGTGATTGTGGAGTAGTAGGAGTGAGTGTATTTCGATACGAATTTTGAACTTGTCCTACCTGTATATTAGTTTGTGGTGCTGCTGCACGTCTACGAATTGCTGCCGCATTTGCTGCACTCATTATATTTTATTAATTTATTAATTCTCTATATCATTAAATAAAAAATATGAATTTTTAAGCAGACATTTCCATAATAATTGGTTCATGATGTTCATATTTTTCTATCCATTCTATATCATCAATTGAGTAATCTTCTATATTTTCATGTTTATTTTTAATTGTAATGGATGGAAAACGTTTTGGTATTCTTTTAATTTGTTCTTTTAATGGGTCAATATGATCACTGTAAATATGAGCATTACCAATAAAATGTATAAATTCATCTGCAATAAGGTCACAATGTTTTGCAATAATATGTGTTAAAAATGAATAAGAAGCAATATTAAAAGGAACTCCGAGTCCAACATCACCACTTCTTTGATAAAGGGAACAAGACAAATATTTATTTTCTTTTACATGAAATTGAAAAAGTAAATGACACGGAGGTAAAGCCATTTTGTCTAATTGACAAGGATTCCATGCACTAACAATCAAGCGTCGTGAAGTTCTTTGTTTCTCGTCTTTTAAACATTTAATAACTTCTAAAAGTTGGTCAATACCTTCATTGTTATAATTATCATAACGTGTTTTATATTCAGCATTAAAATGACGCCATTGAAATCCATAAATTGGTCCTAATTCACCTTCATCATAATCTAAATTACGTGATTTTAAAAATTCAGCTGAAGAATTTTTATCCCAAATATGCACATTTTGTAGTTTAAGTTCATCATTATCTGTAGAACCACGAATAAACCATAATAATTCTTTTAAACATGTCTTCCACGCAGTTTTTTTAGTTGTTAGAATAGGTATTTTTCCATCTCTTAAAGAAAATCTCATATTACATCCAAATAATACTTTAGTAATACCGTTTCTTGTTTCTTCATCAGAACCTTTTTCTAATATGTTCTTTATAAGATCAAGATATTGGTATTCTTCGTGTTTTATCTCTTCCATGATATGATCAATAATAGAGATTATCTTTATATATTTTCTATAGGTTGTCTATAGAAATGGAAATATTACAAGAAACTCCTTCAGTTAAGAAAACATTTTTTAATCATGTGTTTTCAATGTCAGAGGAAAGTAATGCTGAAGTATTAAACGTGCTTCAATATGCATTTACAGCAGTTGTTCCTGTTGTCGTTTTAAATAAGTCTATAAATCGTCTTATACCTGAAGCTGACCCTGAAAAAACATCTCTTGAAATATTGGTAGAAATTTTCTTACAATTGTCTATCATGCTTTTTGGTATTATATTGATTCATAGAATAATAACTTATATTCCTACTTATAGTGGTTTTAAATATGAGAACTTAACATTAACAAATATTATTTTAGCATTTTTAATAATAGTATTAAGTATTCAAACCAAGTTAGGAATTAAGGTTAATATTATTTTTGATAGATTAAATGAGTTATATAATGGACCAAGTTTTGAACAAAAAGAAGGTATGAAATCAGGTGTAAAAGTATCTAGACCAGTATCCAATCATGCTCCCAGTCAAGCTGATTATTTAGATAACACAAATGTGCAAAATGGAACTTTTCCTCCCGCTCCCGTAGCAACAAAAAGACAAGTAGGACCCACAGAGGCTTATGATAATATGATTCACACTGGAGCTCACCATTCTAATGAAATGGTAAACCCTGGTCCTATGGCAGCAAATGGTTTATTAGGTGGTTCTTTCGGTGCATCTTTTTAATTAAGTAAATACATAATTATATGAGTTTAATATATAATTATGAAATCATTATCTAAAAAAGGAGGAAAGATAGATACCAAAAAACGTTTAGGCAAGTCTAAGAAACATAATAAATCCAAAAAGATACATAAAAAAGGTAAAAAACAACAAAAAGGAGGATTTGTTATAAACGAATATGAGGGCATTCATAATATACCACAAAAATTATATAAAAATTATAAGAAATATAGACAAACATGTGAAAATATAAAAGACATACAGGATGGCACTTCAGAAACAGTCATAGAAAGATTATATAATTTAATAAAGGATGAACATAAATACATGACCCAACCTATAAAAGACCCGGGCTATAAGTATGCTTTTTCAAAAAAAGGTGTTAATTTTAAGCATTTTCCTGGTAATGAAGACACACTTGAAAAATTAATTACACAATTTGAAGATAAAAAAGATGATAATTATAGAATAATTTTATCTAATATTTACTGTTTAAATAAAGTGTTTGATGGAACTGAATTTCAAGATGATGAAACAAATACTTATATTAAGATTCAAGTTAAAAAAGATTATAGGAATTACCTAAAAGAGCATGATAAATTAGTGACAAAACTTTTTAAAGGTATTGTAGCAGAAGATATTGTAGCAGAAGATATTGTAGCAGATGATTTTAACAATTTAAATACAAATAAAATTTTTGACGATAAAAGCGTAAGTGAAGAATTTAAAGAAGAATCAAAATCATTTTTGCCGACTATAACACGTAATAGTTCACGTAAGGTAATTTCACGTCCTAATCCTAATAAATAAATTTAAATTAAGTAAAATAATTTAATTTAAATATTTATTATCTTATAGACAAATGGAAAAAAATAATATTACTACTTCTATTGATAGTAGTGGTAATGAAACTGAAGAAAATGTCACTGAATTACAAGAAATTAATTTAAATGAAAATGAAAATACAAATGCGTTAAACAAGTACGGTGATTATGAAAACAAAAAGAATGACAATAGTTGGTTTGAACAAGTAGAATATGTTATATTTAAAAATGAATTGAAATCAATAAAAAGTAATTATTTAGTGGTTTTAAAAGAGTGCAAAGATAACAAAAGACTTTTAGATTTAAAATATGATGATTTAAACAAGATTGTAAACAATATTCAAACATCAGTAATCTTTTTTTCTACTATTTCTGGTTTTCTTCAAGCTACTAGGATACAATTTACAATACCAGACCATATAATAGCAATTATATCAATAACAATTTCAACTTACATATCATTGCTTTTATCAATTTCCAAATATTATAAATTAGATGAAATGAAGGAAAAAATACAAGTATTGAGAGAAAAATTCTCTTTGCTTCATAATGACTTAGATTATCAAATGGATGTTTTAGGACCTTGGATGGAAAAGAATATTTGGATTTATCAAGACCCTAAATTGAAATTAAGTGAGTGGGCAAAATTATTTTCTAATTTAAATGAAGAATATGAATCAATCATTGAAACTAAAAAAGAATTAGTCACTGAATTTGAAATAATTATGGATACTAAATCACGAAATTATTATCATATTAAAAATAGAGAGCTTAACTTTTCAAATAGGAAGAAATTAAATGAATGGGATTTAAAAGAACATGAATTAGAATTGTCAATTCAAGAATCTTCAACAGGAAGAAAACCATTGAGACCTTCTATATCTTTAAAGCATGAAGAGTTAGATAATTGGAGCGATACACATTAAAATTTAATTTCTATTTTTCATGTCAACACTGTTGATAAGTTCCATTTTTTTCATAGATCTTTCAAAAGCGTTTTCACGGTCAAGATTGTTAAATAAGTAATCAGTATTTGGACTTTTTTCACTTTTCTTGATGCTTTTATAAATTTGATTAATTTTGTTTACAACATTGGTAATAACTTGTTTATTTTCAACTAATTTTGTATCTGCTCTAACTTCTTCTGTTAATACAGATATTGCAAAATATAAAAGGTATCTTCTTTTTTTACAAGAAGCAGTGGTGTATTTTATACAAAATAGTTTGAATAGATTATCAATAATTTGTTGTATAAATGAATTATGCTTTTTACTGGTAAAAAAAATAGCATCCCATAAAATCCATATGATATCATTTTTAAATTTTGGTTCAACTTTTACAAATGTTCTGGTTTCACTTGAACACTTGTTTTTTTTCTTTTTACAAATATTTTCAAATTCAACTGTCCATTCAATCCAATAACAAGCGTTAAGCATACTTCTTTTTTGTTCTGAAATGCTGTATGCAAATTCATTTGCAACTATAAAAAATTCTTTTGGATCATCTGGTTTAAATATAGGTTGTATAAATCTAATGTGTGGTGCGATTAATTTTTCAGAAATTTGTGTAATATCAAATTCTTCTTCTTTTTTAATTTTAACTTGTTCAAAACTATTTTTTTTTTCTGATAAACATATAGTGCAAGTTATTTCTGCAAAAAGTTGACGTATAGTAGGATGATTCCTTAATTGTAGGTCATTAATATATTGTCCCTTTGAGTAAATATCTTTAAATATTTCATACCTGTTCTCCAAATAAATAGCTATTTTTGGATTTCCTAAATGTATGTATTTTCCAACATAAAACAAATATATTTCCCAGACTTCACCATAATGTCCAGCACATAATAATTCTGCACACCAATTACATGCGGATTCTATTTTTTTTGCTTTTAGACATGATATTAATTGATTTCTAACTTCTGTTTTTTTATATCCTGAAAATGATATACCTTTGAATTCAGGTCCATTTCTAATATCGTTTATTTCTGTACTATCTTGAACTGTTTGTATTTCTTCTGTCATGCAATTAATATTGTAATAGATTAAATATAAAGATTTTATACTTAAAATATTAATGAAAAAGATTAAATTTTTTTGTAGTTTTTGTGATTCAGAGAATTGTAAAAGTGTCTTTGAAAGATTATGTGAAGTGGTAAAGTCACAAATTTATGGTGCAGATAAAGAAGTATATTTTACAGTTGATGATGATTATACACATGTTATTATAATTAATACAGCAATGCCTATTATACCTAGTCATATACCCAAAGAAAACGTAATTGGTTTAGCATATGAGCCGTTAATTTATTTAAATTTAACTCAGAGTTTTGTTAATTATGCAGTAAAAAATATTTCTAAATATTACATTGGTGATAAATTGGATTTGCCCGAACCATTTGTAGAGCATTATGGGTATATGTGGCATATAACACCATTACAACATATACCTGAAAAAAATAAAAGAATGTCAATTATGATAAGTCAGAAAATGCATACATTTGGACATAAATATCGTCATATATTGGTTCAAAATATATTAAAACATGAATTACCTGTTGATATCTATGGAAGAGGCTGTTATAATTATAGCATGTTTCATTCTTCCTATATCAAGGGTAATTTTGAAAATTTAGAACCTTATGAAAATTATGATTTTCACATTGCTATTGAAAATGTCCAATCAAATCATTATTATAGTGAAAAAATAGTGAATCCAATGCTTTGTAGCACAACACCTATTTATTGGGGTTGTAAAAATATAAAAGAGTATTTCGGCGATGATGTAATATGTTTGACAGGAGATGCGCAAAAGGATTTAGAATTAATAGTAGATGTATTAAGAAATCCTGAAAAATATAAAAAAAATATTGACGTTGATTTTGTCAAGAAGAAGACATCTTTGTTAGAAAATATAGAAACAGTTTTTCAATAATTTATATTTATTATGTATACATGGCAGATTTTATAAATAAAACTTTAAATTTTCCTGAAGAACTTAAAAAAGATGAAGACGGTTTATCATTTCATATAATAGAAAAAGGCAAGAAAATTTATAGGGGAGATTCATTTTTTGCAAATAAAAAATATGATATTGAAAAAATGAACACGGAAATGTTAGGTAAAGATTATGTGTATTTTGGTTTTTCTCAATGTGATATTGAAGATTATAATTACGGAAAACCTTTTGAATTTGAAGTAATAAAAAAAGATGGATTAAGATTATTGAGAGTAGATAATATAGAAACTTTAAAAAAAATATATGATGATTCTGATAATGAAGGAATTAAATACATAATTCAAACCAATTATATTTTAAATGATAATCATTGGAGAGATTCAAAAAAAGAAAAAGATTATGCATTTATAGAATACCTATGTAAAACCTATCCAAAATATGATGGATATATCAGTGATAAGGTTGAGCAGGATATAAATTGGTTAAATGCTGAAATGGCAATTTGTAATCCAATTAAAAAGGTAAAGTTAATTCAAAAATTAGAAGGGATGAAAACTGATGAAGAATATATATGTGATCTTAATTTAAGAAATGCTGCACCAATAAAACCAACCTACCCACGAAGTTTTGACGCACAAATAGGAGAGAGTCTATTTAGTGAAGGAGAGAGTCTATTTAGTGAAGGTAAAAAAAGAAAGACTCCTGTCACAACTCCAACACAAAGTCCTAAAAAAAAAATTGTCTATCAAACACCAGGAGGTAAAAAGAAAAGTAAAAAGTCAAAAAAGTCAAAAAAGGCGAAAAAACAAACAAGAAAGAAAAAAGGAAAGAAAAATTGATATAAATGAATTTCATTTTACAAAAACAAATGCAAAATGAAATGAGTGTTGAGCAAAATAAAGTAGTAAATGATGATTGTATTAATTACATGAAGAAAATGAAGGAAGAGAATGTAAAAGTAGATTGTATTATTTTGGATCCACCTTATTTTCAAGTAGTCAATGAGAAATGGGATAAAGAATGGAAAGATTTAAATGCATATTTAGAGTGGATAGAAAAAATATTTGAAGGCTGTAATAATGTGTCAAAATACAATTGTAATCTTTGGTTATTTGGATTTCCATATCAATTAAGTTATTTGATTCCTATTGCAGAAAAATATGGCTTTACATATAGACAACATATAACGATAGATAAGGGGCTACAAAGCGTAGCAGGAAGAACAAGTGATAAACTAAAAATGTTTCCAACGTCAACCGAGTATGTAATATACTTTCATAAAGAAGCACGAGATTTCATAAAAGGGTATTTACAAAATAAACAAAAAGAAAGTGGTATTTCTTCCAAAGACATAAATTTGCATCTTGGAAAAGCAATAAATGGGGGAGGCACATGGTCAACAATAGCAGGAAAAAAACAGCAAAATATTCAGTATCCAACGAAAGTAGATTGGGATAAACTACAAGAAATCTTTGGTAAATTTGACATTGAATATGATGATTATGTGTTTACATTTAATATTGAACCGAGATTAACGGATGTATGGAATGATATAAATTTTTATGATAGAACATATAAAAAAGTGCATCCTACACAAAAACCTTTCAAATTGATAGAACGTTTGATAAATTGTAGCACAAAAGAAGGTTATAAAGTATTAGACCCTTTTATGGGTAGTGGAATGACAGGATTAGTTTGCAAAAATACAAATAGAGAGTTTTATGGTTGTGAAAAAGAAGAAAAGTATATGGAAAAAATGCTAATAAATTAGTTTTTACGCATTAAATGCTTCTCTCAAGATTCTTTCCCTTTCTCTTTCTAATTCTTGTTCTCTTTGTAGTATGGCAGTTCTTTCAGCAGGGGTCGACCTTGCTAATGTTCTTCGTCTTCTAGCTAACCAATTTCTATGATGTCTTTGCATTTCATTACGAGTTTGTATATGTTCTTCATGACTCATATTCAATAATTGTTGATGACTGTAAGGTGTTGAATTAGTATTTGGACTGTATTTCCATGGATGTTCTCTTGTAATATCAGAAACACATGCAAAACTTATATCCCTGCGGCAAAGCGGACATGGAACATCGTGAATTCCATGTTGACGGCAAATTGGTTCCAAACATTGTTTGTGGAATTTGTGTTTACATTTTAATTTTGGCACATTGTCTGTATTATAAATAGGCTCTAAACAAATAGCACATGATTCTTCAATCACTCTTTTTCTTTTATTGTTACCTCCTATCTTTTTTGAACGAGATTTTCTGGATGTTTTATTTTTCTTATATTTACGTGTTTGTGATTTTAAGGGTTTATTCATATATATATTAATAATAATATTTTTATAATGATGCTAATAAATTAGTTTTTACGTTTTCTTGTGTATTTTCTTTTCTTTCTTTTTTTTTTACCACCTATACTATTTTCATCACCTTCAGGAATAGAAGAAACAGGAGTTTTCCAAGTTCTATTTTTTATGCGATATCTTGGTGGACGTGTAAATTTTTTTTTGGGTAAATTTAACATACTAGAATTAAAATTAAAAGCGCCTTTGGGTTGATGTTCATATATTATATTTTGAAGACTAAACAAAGGTGATTTTCGTTTTGTTGGTTTAGGTGATATTATACCCTTTTCCATGTATATATAATAAATAATATTTTTATTATATATATATATGCCAAAGAAAGTAGGTGACTCTTGTAAAGTTGATAAAGATTGTATAAATAAGAACTGCGTTTTAGGCAAATGCACAAGAAGAAAATATACAAAAAAAAATAGTCATTCAAAATCATTAAAAAAGTCTAAATCACCTCCCAAATCAAAGACACCCAGTAAATCAAAAACGCCCAGCAAACCAAAGACACCTAGCAAATCAAAGTCACCGTTATCAAATTTACCAACGCCAAACAATAATCCTGTAAAATTAAAATTTGAAGAAAGAAGTATGCCAAGTAGAACTAGTTTTAAATATGTAATAAAAGAAGCAAAAGATAATGGGTTTGTAGACGGAGATATTTTTGTATTTGATGATGGTACTTATGGTGTTTTATCAGGAAAAGAAATAATATTCGTAGGAATAACAAGCGATACTTATTATCAATATGATTTTGATGGCGATTCAACAAAATATACTACAAATTTTTTTAAAAAATATAAAGAGTTCTTAAAAGAAGGACCTGATGGTGGAAACTATATGTTACGCCATGATGACGAGTTTATTAAAAAACATTTTGATAATATAAATCCAGAGAATGAATATAGAGTTGATATTGATACAGATGAGGATGATGAGTCAGAAGGAAATATATTTATTAGAGAATTCAGCGTTCCAGATAATAAAGATATTCGTTATTACAAACAAATACGTAGAAAAGAATTAACAGGTGATTTAAGAACAATTTTGAGATCTGTATAATTTTATAAGACACATTAAAAAATTATACATATATTTTAGTATTTTTATTAATTTTCAGTGATAAGTCTTGGAACAACATTAATAGTTTGCAATTCTTGAGCCATGAGTTTATATGCATATGGAATTTCAACCTTAGCAAATTTAGTTCTATTATCACATGTATTGCAAGAAAACTTTGTAAAGTCGGAATTAGTATAATTTTTATTTTTTGTTCCATCGTTATAAGTAGCAATCATACCACACTTTTTACACACATTTACACTAAACTTATCAGATACATCAAACATTCTTTCCTTGCAGAATCTAGTAATACCATGAGCAATCATGACATCTCTTTCCATTTCACCAATTCTAAAACCACCATCTCTACTTCTACCCTCAGCAGGCTGTCTGGTGAGATTTACCATTGGACCAATAGAACGACTATGTTGCTTATCAGCAACCATATGCTTCAATCTTTGATAAAAGACAGGACCAATAAATACTGAAGTTTCAATTTGTTGTCCAGTCAATCCGTCATACATAAGTTCATTACCATAACTTTCATAACCACACTTAACTAATTCTTCACAAATGGTTTTAACATCTAGATTACCAAAAGCAGTGCCATCACCAAACATACCAAGTTCTAAAATAACTTTACCAAGTAGAGTTTCTTTTAACTGTCCAATAGTCATTCTAGAAGGAATAGCATGCGGATTAATAATAATATCGGGTTTTAATCCGTTTTTAGTAAATGGCATATCACATTCTGGAATAATATTTCCTACAGTGCCTTTTTGTCCGTGTCTAGAACTAAATTTATCACCATAAGTAGGTTTTCTAAGTGCACGAATACGAACCTTAGCAAAGTTATATCCATCACCATTTCTACCAGTGTAATTTTTATCAATATATGTTTCTTCATTTGTTCTGAATGTTTTACTTTGGTCTTCATATTTAATGGTTTTTGTAGGGTCGTTTCTATTTTCTTTGATAGGAACAATTTTGGCAATTACAACATCTCTATTTTCAACAAGTTCATTTTCTGGTATGAAACCATGTTGATTGAGTTTATTATAATTACCAAATTTAATACCTCTAGTTTTTGCGGGATCTGGTTTACATCTTATAATTTCATCTCTAATAATGTTTTTATCTTCATCTTTTTCGGTATGATAAATTGTAGCCATAAATAACCCCCTGTCAATAGAACCTTTATTTATAAGCACACTATCTTCTTGATTATAACCAGTATGAGTCATAATAGCAACATGAATTTGACAACCGGAAGGAATTTTATTAAGTTTTATAAAATTCATAAGTCGTGTATCTACAAGTGGACGAGCTGGATAATTAAGAACATATGCAGTTTTATCCATTCTTTTATCGTAATTAGTAGCATATACACCCATCGCTTGTTTACCCATAGCACATTGATATGTATTTCTGGGAGCTTGGTTATGATCCGGAAAAGGAACACAAGAAGCAACTACTCCGAATATAGTGCTAGGGTGAATTTCACAATGTGTATAGTTAAAATCAATGTTATCAGGCTGAACATATTGTTCTTTACATTTCATAGCAATCATAGATAGGTTTTGTTCATCAGGATCAATATATTCAATAACTGATTCATCTAAAACACAATTAGTTAATAAATCATTCCAACAAATTTTGTTGTTAGTTAAATCACTAATATTTTGGTTAGAAATAAGAGCTTTATTGTTTCTAACTTTAAATATAGGTCTTGTTAGACGCCCTCCATCGTTGCATACACGAATTTCTAGAGTTTTGTAATTAAATGAAATAGATGTATAAATGTTTATGATACCTTTGTATTTTTGTTGTTTTAAATATTCAAATAACTCCATAGGTTCTTCTGTAATTCCTTGCCATGAACCATTAATGAAAACCTTAACTTTGTTGTCAAGTTCTACAGGTTTGTAATCATCAACACATTTAATTTTTGGAAGTATGTAACTATAGAGTGGTGAACTATTAGTAGGGATAGTAATATGTCCCATTTGACTAATATTTTTGACAATACCAATAGATTGTCCTTCTGGAGTTTCTGCTGGACACAGAAAGCCCCATGTTGTATTGTGTAATTTACGAGGTGCAACCAATTCACCACTTTTTTCCAACGGAGTATTGATTCTTCTAAGATGACTAAGACCAGAAGGATAAGTTAATCTGTTTAAAACTTGTGCAACACCAACTTTACTAGAATTAGCTTGTTTTATACTAAAATCACCAGTTGATAAGGCACGATTGATACCGTTTTCAATGGTTGCTGATTTCATAATTTTATATATGTTAGTTAAATTAATAATATTCTCATAATCTTGTGTTGATTTCCAAGAACCATTATTAATTTCTTTGATAACTTGTTTTTGCATTTCTTTTACCAATTTATTGAAATAATTACGGAATAGGTTATTAAGCAGAGTTCCGGTGAGTTCTATTCTCTTATTTATATAAGAATCTCGGTCGTCAGTAGGATTCCATCCTAGACCAGTGCGAATAAGTCTATTTGCCATATATCCAAGAAAGTAAATTTTTTGTTTTTTTGTCTTACAGTGTGGGAATAGGTCATTATCAAGTATATCAATAGTAAATTCAGACTTTTTCCTAATACCAGTTTCTTTATCCATGTTTATGGGATTATAAGCAGCATACGAAGTAATATGTTTTAATGCAGATTCCTGATCTAAATATTTATTTGAGTCAATAATAGAAGCTTTTAAGAAATCTAATATAGGTGCATGTTCTTCTCTTTTAATATCAAGAATAATATATTCACATATTTCTTTATCAGTTTGAATTCCTAATGCTCTAAATAAAGCAAATAATTCAATTGGTTGTTTAATTCTTGGAATAGATACGTAGATACTTTTTCCAAAACCATTATTTTTACAAGAAATCATCATTTCAATTTGCTTGGGAGAAATACACTTAAAATCAGGAACAGATTTGATTTCAGCTATACAATCCCATTTAGTAGTATTTTTTCCATCAAAGCAGTAAATTTTATTTTCAGCAGCTCTTTCTTGACCAAGAACAGTTTTTTCTGAACCTTTAATAACAAAATATCCGCCAGCATCCATTTCACATTCATCATTATTTTGTTGATTAATACAATCTTGCTGTGATAAAATGCAAATAGATGATCTTAACATAATAGGCATTTTTCCGATATTAATTTTAGATAATGTTTTAGTAATAACCTTAGGTGTATCCATGTTTTCTGTGTTTCTAATTACATATTCAATATTTATATCAACAGTCATGGTAGAAGCATATGTAAAATTTCTTAATTTTGCTTCACCAGGAAACATAGTTTTTGTTGCACCATTATTTTCATGAATAAGAGGAGGATATAATTTAAAATTATTGAAAGAAACAAATACTTCTAATAAATATTTTTCTTTTTCTTCAATGTAATCATTTTCAGAGTGAATTTTTACAGGATTGAACATATCAATTGTTTTTTGAATCTGATAATTTACAAAATGATTATATGATTCAATCTGATGTCTAACTAATCTTTCCAAATATCCATCTTTGAAATATGATTGAACTAATGAAAATGGGTCTTCAATCTGATCATTTAAATGGTCAAGTAATTTTTTTTCGGATTCATTTCTGTCAAAACTTTTTGATTTATCAACTTCAATCATATTTTTGATAGTATCTTCAAATATCGATTTTCCCATAGTTTTTCGTTTTTTAATAACAGGTACAATATTTACAGAATCAGTATTCATTTTCATTTCTTGCATATTTTCTGAATTATTGTTGACAAATAATTTGTAGTATGTTTATCAATTTTTTATTAAGTATATTTGAAAATAATATACAAAGTTATAATATTATATAAATAATGTTAAACATGTCTAAAAACTTCATATATTATTTGGATAATTATGATAAAAAAAAACAGAATAAGTATAATTCGAGTATAATTAATAATATAGACAAAGAGTTTTCAGACAATTTTAAATTAAATGCTTATAAAAATGTTCATCAACTAATACAGAAGGATTTTTATGTAGAACAGTATTCAAATTCAATAAATAAGATTAAAAATACAGATAACTCGTTAAATTTTACATTTAATACACCTTTCAATTCTGCTTTAAAAAGTGCAAGGTCAGACAGTTGCATGTATTTTAAACCTACGATACCAGAAACTGCTGTAGTTAAAGAAAAAGTTGAAATAAAAGAGAATATAGAATGTCTACAAGATTTGATAGAAATAATAAATAAATATGATAACTTAGAAAAATACGATTACAATATTGATATTAAAATATTAAAAAAAATAAAACCAGAACTAATTAATTTAGATAAAATGATAGGTATACAAAAACTCAAACAAAATGTATTAGACCAACTTTTATATTTTATTCAAAATCTTCATATTTCTGAAGATGGAGGTGATTATAAACATACTGTTATTTACGGACCTCCAGGAACTGGTAAAACTGAAATAGCAAAGATAATAGGACAAATGTATTCAAAAATCGGAGTATTAAATGAAAATAAATTTGTAAAAGTTTCACGTCAGGATTTAATCGCTGGTTATTTAGGTCAAACTGCAATTAAAACTGCAAAAGTTATTCAAAAAGCATTAGGTGGAGTTTTATTCATAGACGAGGCGTATTCATTAGCTGCAAGTGAAAAAGAAGATTCTTTTTCAAAGGAATGTTTGGATACACTTTGTGAATCTTTAAGTAATTACAAAGGAGAACTAATGGTAATAATAGCAGGTTATGAACATGAATTAGATAACACATTTTTTAAAGTGAATCAAGGTTTAAATTCTAGATTTATATGGCGTTTTAGTATGGACCCTTATAATTGTGAAGAATTAATTGAAATATTTAAAAAAATAATAGAATTAAATAATTGGAAATTAGAAGAAGAAACATCAATAGATAAAGATTGGTTTAATAGTAAGTATGAAGAGTTTACATCCTATGGTAGAGATATGGAACAATTGTTTACTTATACAAAAATATGTCATAGTCGAAGAATATATGGAAAAGATATATCAAAAAGAAAAAAAATAACAATGAAAGATATTGAAAATGGTTATAAAATGTTTTCAGAAAATAGAAAAAAAAAAGATGATAACAAAAATATTTTTTCAATGTATATTTAATATGATTTAAAATATATACAATATATACACTATGAATACGGTTACTGATTATTATAATATTATTCGTTTAAACAGGAATGAATTAGTTAAAAATCCTTTTCAAAAACTTCCAAATGAAATAATAAAAAACATATTTGAATATGTAAAAGATGATTTTATGAAAAAAATTAATAAAAATTATTTACGATTTAAAGTTGAAAAATTTATAAAAAAGATAAAAGAGTCAAAACAATCTTATAAATATTATCAATATAATTATTTGGTTGGTGGGAATAGTGAATATGTTAGGACAATTTTTAAATTTACATATAAAAAAATACCTTATAAAATATTAGATTCATTGGATTTAGAAAAGATAATTTCAATGTATTTTGCAGTAAATAATTTTTCTTGTAGTTACAGTCATCATTATAAATTACCTGACTACGGTGTGGCATTTTTAATTACGAAATTATTGCCAAACAAAAATAAAAATATTATAGCAAGTCGTTTAAATAACATCAATTAGTTATTTTGTAAATATATAAAAATTAAGTATATTTACAAATGGGTGATAATAAAGTATTTTCCATAAATCCAGATTTATTCACGTTTAAAAATACAGGTAATACAAGAAAAAGAGATAAAGCAAAGCCAAGAGAAAAAATTAAAATTAGAAATGAACAACAAGTGCCAAGGAATGAGTCATTACGTAAAAAATCAATATTAAAAATGATAAGAGACCATCATTCTGAGAAAAATAAAGATAGGTTTTCTAATGTTGAAAATAAAATAACTTCACAACCCAAAGTGCAGGGAGACTTTGAAAAAGCGACATCATTTTTTAATAATATGGTTGTAAATAATAACAAACCTCACAATGTGACATTAAAAAATAACATTTCAACTAGTAATCAAACAGAATCTTCTATAGCACCTAAACTCACGTTGGGAGAATCAATTAAATTAGACTTTCAAAATAATTTACAAGAACAACCAATGACTTTAAATAATTCTCCTATCCCAATACCAAAATATGGTTGTTTAAAAAATGGAAATCTACCAACATATAGAGATTACATGAACAAAACAAGAAAAGAAACAGACACTTATATTGATAGTAATATAAAAAATAATGACTTGTCTTCAACCGAAAAGGCAAATATATTTGGTCAAATTAGAAATAAAATAAAAAATGAAAATAAAGAAAAGAAAAGAAAAAAACATCGAAGAAAAACAATTAGAAGGACATTTAAGATAGGAAAATCTAAAATAAAACCTCAAGTTTCAGTCCTTATTTCAAACAAAACTATGAGAAATAATATAGTAGAAAAAAAACAATTATTAAAACAAATATCTATTACTGAAATACGTTCATATTTAATCAAACATGGTTTTATAAAAATAGGTTCAACCACACCAAATGATGTGTTGCGTAAAATGTATGAGTCAGCTTTACTAATTTGTGGAGATGTTCAAAATCATAACAAAGAAACTCTTTTGTATAACTTTATGAATGACACTAAATAATAAATGTTAAAATATATGCTGAAACACAGAATATGCTAATAACAAGAGCAATTCTTTTCCTTTCTCTTTTAAGCTCCTGTTCAATTGAAAAATATGTGTTAGAATCTTTTTCTGGAATATTTTTTTTGTAATTTGAATCAGAGTCCTCAATATACAATTTATTTTCATAAATTGTATTGTTTTTTATAATTATCTTTTTCATATTGTTTACTCCTGAATATGGTTCTTCTATGTCACAATAGAAGCCATAATCTTGTAAATGTTCAAAATCAATCATTTTTAATTTGTTATCATGTTCTTTCATATCATATTTTATTATATTCATTAATCAATTTTATTAATTATAAATACATTTAGATATTATTAGTTTTAATATTATAAAATGGATTTAGTTGGAGAATATTTGTCATTGACAAAAGAATTAAAAGAAAAATATGGGGAAAAATCTGCAGTATTGATGCAATGTGGCGGATTTTTTGAAGTTTATGCAAAAAGAAATTCAGATAATGGGTTGATTTCAGGTAGTAATCTTGAAGATATAGCAAGAATATTAAATTTTGTAATTGCTAATAAAAGTAAAGAAAAAACAGTTGTTATGGCTGGTTTTCCACATTTTAATTTGGATAGACATTTGCCAATATTGTTAAGTAATGGTTACACAGTTGCAGTATATATTGAAGATAAAGTAAACAAACCAAAAAATAAAAAGGGTGAATTAAGAGTGCTAGATAAGATTTATTCTCCAGGAACATACGTATCATGTGAATTTGAAGGTGAAAATGTAACAAGTAATCAAATAATGTGTATTTGGCTACAAACTCATAAATTAAGAGGACAAACAGGTAAACATATTTTAGTATATGGAGCTTCTAGTTTAAATAACTTTACTGGAGAACTTTATATGATAGAAGGACAAAAAGATTACAAAATGGATATTACTACCTTTGATGAACTTGAAAGGTTTGTTTCTACTTACAATCCATCAGAAGTTATTATTGTTTATGATGATAAAGATGACAAGATATGTTCTTATCTTAATAAAATAAGTCAGTTTTCTGGAATAGAAACAGATACAGTTCACTATTATACTCATCAAGAGAACACAGTTTTGAACTGTTTGAAACAAACATATATGAAAGAAATAATTGAACAATTGTATGGTTTAAACTTATACGAAACTTGTGCCGAATTTTCAAATTATCAAGTAGCAACACAAAGTATGTGTTTTTTATTTAACTTTATTAGAGAACATGATAGCAAACTTGCCGAAAAAATCAAAGAACCGGTGTTTTTTAATGTATCTAATAATATAGTTCTCGCAAATCATACATTATCTCAATTAAATATTATTTCAAATGGTCAAAAGAATGGTAAAACATCTTCAGTATTGTCATTTTTAAATTCTTGTTCTACGCAAATGGGCAAACGATTATTTAAATATCAACTAACTCATCCAACAAATAATGAAGAATGGTTACAAAATGAATATGACAATATAGAGAACCTAAGACAGGTAAAGGATTTTCAACATGAAATCATACGAAAAAAACTCGTTTTGATAAAAGATCTTGATAAAATGTTAAAATTAATTGTCCTAGAGACTATCAATCCTAAAGAATTATATTCTTTCTATGAAAGTATTCGAGTTTTTAAAGAGGTGACTGAAGAAATAAAAAATAAAAAACTATTTCAATATTTATGTGAGGAGAACCTGGAGAATTCTAAAAAAAAAATACAAGAAATCATGATAAAAATGTTAAGTTACTTAGATGAACGCTTTATTATCGAAAATTGTTATTCTATAACAAAAATGAACGATATTGATAAAGATATTATAAAAAAAGGTATCGATTCTTATTTGGATGAGGTATCTGATAATTTTTTAAGTTATGAAAGTGAATTACAAGATTTAATATCTAATTTAAATAAATGTGCCTCTAATGATTGTGTAACAAAATATGTAACAGACAAAGGGGTCGTTTCAATAAGAATAAATAATACAAAAGTTAAAATATTAAAAGAAGAAATAAAGAATACTGATTATAAGTTAGAATTTGTAAAAGCAACGAATGCAAAATCAGAAATACGAAGTTCAAGTATATCATCAATTTGTCAAAATGTAGAAAAATACACTCTTCTTAAAAAGAAAGAAACTGAGAGAGTCTATAAAGAACAAATTTTAAAGTTAAAAGAGAATTATTATGATAATATTGAAAACATAAGTAAAATTATTGCAAAATTTGATGTAATATTAAATAAAATGTATGTTTCAATAAAATATAAATATTCAAAGCCGCAAATTGATAATAATTCAGAAGTTTCATATTTTGATGCTAAGGGATTAAGACATTGTTTAATAGAAAAAATACAACAAGACGAAACATATGTAGAGAACGATATATATTTAGGTTGTGGAGTTCAAAAAGGTGTTTTGTTATATGGTACTAATTCAGTTGGAAAAACAAGTTTAATTCGTTCAATAGGAATAGCAGTCATTATGGCTCAAGCAGGAATGTATGTTCCTTGTTCTTCTTTTTTTTATAAACCGTATAATTCAATATTTTCAAGAATACTTGGTAATGATAATCTATTCAAGGGTTTATCTACGTTCACAGTTGAGATGAGTGAATTGAGGACAATATTAAATATGGCTGATCAAAATAGTTTGATTTTGGGAGATGAACTGTGTTCAGGAACAGAAATTGAATCGGCATTAAGTATATTTGTAGCAGGATTAATGTATTTATATAAAATAAATTGTTCGTATATTTTTGCAACTCATTTTCATGAAATTGTAAATTATAATGAAATAAAAGAAATAGATACGTTGTCTTTAAAACATCTGCAAGTGATTTATGACCGAGAAAAGGATTGTTTAGTATTTGATAGAAAATTAAAAGACGGTTCTGGTCAGAGAACATATGGTCTAGAGGTTTGTAAATCTCTACATATGAATAATGAATTTATAGAAAATGCGTTTAAAATAAGGAATGAACATTTTAAAAACACACAAGGTATTTTAAATAGTGATAAATCAAGTTATAATTCTCAAAAATTAAAAGGTGGTATATGTGAAATATGTAAAGAGAATTTAGCAACTGAATTACACCATATGTTAGAACAAAAAGATGCAGATAAGAATGGTTTTGTAGGAAATATAAATAAAAATCATAAAGCAAATTTAGTTTCAATATGTAAAACATGTCATAATAAGATAACCTATAAAGAAGAAGATGCGAAAGTTCCCAAGAGAAGAGTAAAAACAACAAAAGGTATGCAATTAATATAAAATTGATAAGTATTAAAAATAACAAAAGTATGTAATTAATATAGAGCTATTATATAAAAAATTATATAATATGTCAAAAAAGTATCAGTATTTTGCTAGAAAACGTGGGTCAATGCATTTTTCAGATGTGGAAACTCCATGCACACATAAAAAGCCAAATAACTATATTACATGTAGTTATTGTTTACATAGAGTTGGTGTTACAAAAGAAAAACAAAGAAGGCAAGAAGAAGACCCAAATAAAGTAAATTATTACCCAATTAAGAAGCTTCGATTTTAAAATTATATAATTGTATAATATATAATGATTCATAAAAGTAAATCTTTACCAAATCACCTAAGTAAAATAACGTCTTCTTTAAAGAAAGTTCACACCTTTCATGATTTAAGTAAATTAAATTTCTCTGAAAAAATAAATTATATATCTTATGGTTTATTTTTAGTTAGATATCCAAATGCATTAAAAAGCGAGAGAATGCGGGCTATTCAAAAGTTTTATTCTACAAAAATATAATTATTCTTCATATTTACCCATTTTAATTTCATTAATATATGGGTTATAATTAGAAGAATCGTTTTTAGGGGATTTTGCAACATTTTTATTTGTTTGACTGCTAAGTAATATTGATTCTTCATATGTGGGCACGAATTTTTTATTACCATATTTTAGTTTTCCAGGCTCATTATATAAAGGATACGTTTGATTATTTGGCATTTTTATTGTTTTTAATTCATTATTACTTGGATCAAATACAACAGTGGTGTCAAAACCAAGTCCATAACCAAAATCTTTCTCTAATTCTTCTGGAGTTGGATGATAAGTTACATTTAAATTATCTAAATTATATGACATAATGTTGTTTTCATCATTATTTGATATATCTTCATTTCCATTTTTAACACCGTCAACATATATTTGTGTTTCTGTTTTATCTAATGGTTCAATAAATGTTGCTTTATTAGTAGTAACTGGATAAATAATTAATAACATAAATAAAATAAAAAATATTCCTGCAAAAAATGGGAGATACATATAGAATAGTATAATAAAAAATATTAAAAGTATTGTAATGTTTTTCTAATTTTTTCGTGACTACAACACATTAAATTTGCAATTTCCTTATTTGTTTTTATTTGTTTAAATTCATAATTATATTTTAAATGAAAACATCTTTTTGTAAATGGGTCTAATTCATTTATTTTACTCCATACTTGATAATAATTTTCATGTTTATTATATGTATCAATTGGTGTTTCCTGTTTGTTATCATACAAGAAAGAAGGATTACTACGAGTTTCAATGTGTAATAATTTTTTATAATTTTCTTTTTCTATTTCTGTCATATTTTCTTTGCTTGAAACTCTCATTTTTTTAGGTAAAATACTTAATGAATAACTATCTGTTAGTGCTTGTTTTAATTCAAAATTAACATAAACACTCGCATAGTTTGTAAAATTTGAGTATCCATTATAGTTTATTGTGCTTTTATATAGTCCACATCTTGCATAATTTATTAATTCATATGTAGGTATTCTAGAGCACTTATAACAATTTTTCTTTTTAAATGTACATGCTTGTTTTTTTGCCCAATTTTCATAACCTAAAAAAAGTATCTTGTTTAGTTTTTTTCTAGTAGATTTAGATATTTTATTGCTTCTTATTAATTTATTTATTATTTTATGATTACTGGGAGATAAATGTAGTCCATAAATATTATATAAAATAAACAAAACTCCAAGAATACATTTAAAAGACATATATAATTATATAGTAAGAAGTTTATAAGTATAAATATAAAAAATTGATAACTATATTAAAATTTAAATTATGGTAATATATAAAAGATGATAATTCCCGTAAAATGTTTCACCTGTGGAAATGTGTTGGCTGATAAATATAGATATTATCAGGGTGAAGTAAGACGCATAAAGTTGCTACAAGGTGCTAATTTAGATAAGATTACTTATTTAACAAAGGATAATACCGAAAAAACAGTAGAAGGTAATATATTAGATGATTTAGGACTAAAAAGTATGTGTTGCAGAAGACATATGCTTACTCATGTTGATATTGAATAATAAATTATATTATATTTTATAAAAAATATTTTTTAATGAAATAAAGGTAGTATTGCATTAAATATAATGACTGAATATTTTGAAAGTAAGGAGAAAGAAACTTTATATAATTTGTGTGTAAATACCAAATGTCTTCGTTATCCTGACGATAAAGATTTTGTAATAGAGGAAGAGTCGGATTATGTTTGTGATGAATGGCAAAAATGTAGTCTATGTGATGGATATTTTATTGATGATGGTTTAAATGATATTTTGTTTATTGAGGAAGAACCAAATAATAGTGAGGGGGAATGTGACATTTGTGGTAAAACTACAAATATAGTGCAGTTAAAAGGCACTGGAGAATATTTATGTGGTAATGGTTGTGACGAAAGTGATAATGAAACAGATAATGAAAGTGATTAAAGTAAAATTGTATAGTATTTGTATAGATGAATAAAACAAAAAAAAATGCAGGTTGCGCATGTAACTCTTCAAATGAGGGTGGTAAAAGGAAAACAAGAAGAAATACGTTAGCTTTTTTACAGGGAATAGCTGTCTTTGGTAAAAACAAGAATGGAGTAGAAGGTATTATTAAAGTAAAGGAAGAGTTAAAAGGATTAAGAATTCATTACGAAATAACGGGATTAGAAGATGGTTTACATGGCTTTCATATTCATGAATATGGAGATTTAACTGAAGGTTGTTCATCAGCATGTAGTCATTTTAATCCTTTTGGAAAAAAACACGGTGGGTTACATAGTAAGGAGAGACATGAAGGAGATTTAGGTAATGTCTTATCAAAAGATGGAGAATCAAAAGGTTCTTTATTTGCAAAAGGATTATGTTTAAAAACAAATAGTAAGTTATCTGTTTTGGGTAGAATGTTTATTGTTCATGAAAAAGAAGATGACTTAGGAATGGGAGGAAATGAAGAATCATTAATAACAGGTAATGCAGGAGCAAGATTAGCATGTGGAGTTATAGGTTTGAAAAAATAAAATCTTAAATTATTATATAATGGATCTTTTAAAAAGTTTATGTCCACCAGCAAGATTTTATTTGGTTCTTTCAATATTTGCATTTATAATAGGTTTTATACAAAATATGGCAAGTGATACTAAGTATTGTTATGGAGCTTTAGGTTGTGATGTTCAAAACAGTGTATATATTTATGTTTTTCAATTATTATACATTGTATTTTGGACATGGGTTTTAAATATAATATGTAAGGGTGGAGCGCCTCTCTTTTCCTGGATATTAGTATTAATACCTTTTGTTTTGTATTTCATTTTAATTGCTTTAACATTATTTAGTTAAATATAAAATTATATTATTATAAATGAATAATATATTTACAAATTTGCCAGATGATATAGTTATCGAAAAAATAATGCCATTTTCATATAAATTTCAAGATAAGTCCATTTTGGCAGATATTCGTTCATTCACAAAGGATTATGATTTGGTAGATTGTATTTATGCATATAATTATAAAAATATTATATTTTTTAACGATCTGAAGAAATTTATAAAAACAATCGATAATAATTCTATGTTAAATTCTATGCTTGTTAGTAAACATAAATACTCGCCTTTTTTTCAAAGACATGTTATGTTGAAAGATAAAAGTATAATAGGAGTAGCAACTTGGCAAAAATACTTTTATGATACTAGTAAATTAAATCTAAAAAGTAAAATAAGAATTATTTGGGGACTTTTAACACCGCTTGAAAGGACAAGTTTTTTTAATATATTTGTTTTAGAAGATGATTAATAAAAAATTGATAAAAATAAAAACAAATATAAAATAATAAATACATACTTTATAATGGAACCAATAATTAATAATATTTCATTGGATGAAGAATTATATAAATTTACATTGAGTAATGTAGATGTTAGTGTAGCAAATGCTATTAGAAGAATTGTTCTGAGTGAAATACCAACAACTGTAATATATACGGAGACATACCAAGATAATCAGTGTAAAGTTTTAAAAAATACAACTCGTCTTCATAATGAAATTTTGAAACATAGATTAAGTTGTATTCCAATCCATATTAAAGAACTTGATATTTTACCTGGAAATTATGTTTTGGAAGTAAATGTGAAAAATGATTCAGACTCTATGAAAATTATTACAACAGAAGATTTTAAAATAAAAAATAAGAAAAATGGCAACTATTTAACTGTTGATGAAATAAGAAAAATATTTCCATCTTGTCCAAAAACAAACATGTTTATAGATTTTGCCAGAGTAAGACCAGCAATGGGTGATGTTCCTGGTGAAGAATTAATATTGAGTGCAGAGTTTTCAGTTCATACAGCTAAAGAAAATAGTATGTTTAATGTAGCATCTATCTGTGCATATGGAAATACGATAGATGTAACCAAAGCAGAAGAGATATGGACTGAACATGAAAATAAATTAGAATCAGAACAGGTTAGTAAAAACGATATTGAAATGCAAAAAAAGAACTTTTATCTTTTGGATGCACATAGACATTTTATTGAAAATAGCTTTGATTTTAATATACAAAGTGTAGGGGTATATGAAAGTAATGAAATTGTGAAATTGGCGTGTAAAGTATTATCAAAAAAGTTGGAAGATATGATGACAAGTATTGATTCTGACCTTGTGCCAATTAGAATGAGCGAAGTAACAATGGAAAATTCATTTGATATTATATTAGAAAATGAAGATTATACTATGGGAAAGCTTTTAGAATATATGATATATGAATCATATTATGAAGGTGAAAAAATCTTAAATTTTTGTGGTTTTAAAAAGTTTCATCCTCACGATGATGAAAGTATAATAAGAATAGCATATAAGAAACCAAATGATAAAAATATGGTGAGAATGCATTTGAATACATGTTGTGCAAAAGCAAAAGAATTATTTGATAAAATTGCAAAAATGTTTTAAAAAAACATGTTAAAAAAATATTTATATTCTATATATGTCTGAAGAAAAAGACCAATTGGACATTTTTTATGAAAAAATAAATGATCAAGATTTTAAACAAAAGGTAGGAATGTATTTAGCATTTATAATGGAGTTTTATAGAGTGCTAATGGGTTCTTTTTTATTGGTCTTTGTTCCTCAGAAATGCGGTGATAATATATGTGGTATGTTTGAAAATGTAGTAACTGAAAATCCTGTTACAAATACAGCATTTGCAGGTAACATATTAATGTTTACTATGTTTATGCTTATGTATTATTGTGAACTTTCAAGAGAAAATAAAATGATTAATTATCTTCATGTTAATCCTGAATTACCAAGGGATGATGAAGCAGTCGGAGAAGCATTAATTAAATTACCTGTTCATAAAAGAGGTGATATTTGGAGATTGGATAAAATGTATCAAACATCTGGAAGAGTTGCAACATTGGGTTTTGTAATTAACCTAGGACTAAGTGGTTATGTTGTTTTTACTCATTACTTAGATAATAAAACAGTAACTGTATTTTTGACAAATGCATTATTTATGGGAATGAAATTATATGATATAAAGTCTATTACAGAAACTGATAAAAATATATTTTTATCGGCTTATTTAACTCGTAAAATTCAATATAATGATGTTGACCCAGATAAAGTGGATTACAAAGATGAATCTGTTAATTCTGAAGTGGTATTGTCCAAAGTTATAAGTAATGATGCATCTATGGATAATTTACTTGTAAATACAAATGAAGATGATTTAGAAAAAGGGGAAATGCAACTAGATAGTGATATAAAAGAAGAAGTAATAGAAAAAGAAGTAGAAAATGAAGAAATTAAAGAATAATTTTATTGTATATATATTTATAAATATACAATGATATGTATTTTATTAACATTAACAATCAATGTAAAAAATATGATGGGAGTTAAACAAACCGCTATTAATGATAGAATAAATAGTTATCGTAAAAGCATAGAGCAGTGGGGTAATTTAAATTTACCATATAAAATTTATATATTAGAAAATTCAAATTATGGAAATCCATTTGAAGATTGTTTGAAAGATAATATGTTTTATATTTCTTTTGATGGTATACAAAATTCAAAAAGAGGAAAAGGTTATGGTGAAGCACATACAGAATTATATTTTATCGATAATGTTATTGATAAAGAATGTAAATATATTGTAAAATTTACTGGACGATGGGCTCCAATAAATGATTTTATTTTTAATAAAATAGAAAGTATATTGTGTGATGAAGGTGAAATAACAGGAATATCAAAATTTGAAATAAACTCTTTACAAAGTATAAATGATGTTAATTTAGTTGAATTAACTAGATGGTTTGTAGTCGATATAAATAATTTTAAAGAATTCTTATATAACTGTATTGAAAATTGTGATGATAGAAAAGGTGAAATCGGTTGGTATGAAAATGTGTTTTTTACATTTTTTAAACATAAACAAATGAAACATATAAATGGTGCATCATTAGAAGTAATAAGCAATCCAGATGGTAGCTTTAATAAATTAACGAATTATATATAAAGTAACTTTTTGAAAGAATAAAAAATTGATAAATATTTATATCAAATATTTTACACAAAAACATATTTGATATGGAGAAACGTGTGAATACTAAGATTGAACAATATGTTCAAAGTTTTAAACAAGAAATTTGTAATAAAGTGAATGAATTACAATTTGAAAATTCAAGTCAACAAGCAGAGTTACTTAGTTTCATTTATGATTATAATAGATTATGTATGTGTAAAGATGATTTTATAAAGAGAAAAAGAATAAAAAATGCAATCCCTACATCAAACAGATGCACTGCTAAACGTGCAAATGGAGAGCAATGCACAAGAAGAAGAAAGGACGATTGTGAATTTTGCGGGACTCACGAAAAAGGAAGACCGCATGGTTTGGTTACGTCAAATGACTCTGATATGAATGTCAATAAAAAATTGGAAGTTTTTGCACAAGAGATTTCAGGAATTGTTTATTATTTAGATAATTTTGGTAATGTATATAACACGGAAGATATTATGAAAGAAGTGAATAATCCACAAATAATTGCTAAATATAAATTTGAATCAAACAAATATTCAATCCCTTCTTTGGGATTAATTTAATCCTCCTTTTTAAATTTTCTACTAATAACTTCTTTAACACTTTCTTCTCTACTATTTAATATAAACTCGTTAGCATCTTCTGCTTTTTTTACGTCTCCATCAAAATATTTTGATAGTATATCCATTAAAAATTTTTTTGTGATAGGTTTTTTAACACTTTTTTTATTGTAACAAATTTGTCCATCTTTAATATCTATACAATCTATTTCGTTGCTTTTCATTATTTCAATTAATTGGTTGTTTAGCTCTTTTTGTTGGTCCCTTCTCATTTTTTCTTCTTTTTTTAAAGAACGAATTTCATTGTCTAATTTTACCCATTTGCGAATGTTTGTTATTAAATTTTCTTTTGTACTGTTCATAATAATAAGTTTATTATTTATTTATATTTTTGTTATATAATATATAATGATTTTTACCAATCCAAGAACAATAGATAAAAGAAAAAAAGCACCTAGTTTTATGATGCCAGATTTTTCTTTAAAACCAAGTTTAAGGAAACCATCTGATATTAAACATTTGGTAAAAAAGAAAGAAACTAATACTAATATGACTGCTAAATTAGTTTGGGGACCACCTATATGGTATTTTTTTCATACAATAGCTCATAAAATAAAAGAAAGTAGTTATTTGTCTTTAAAAAATGATGTTTTAATGCAGATAGTTCAAGTTTGTAATAATTTGCCTTGCCCAAGTTGTTCGAAACATGCTTCTCAGTATTTGGAAAGTATAGATATGAAAAAAATAAATTCAAAACAAGATTTTAAATTAATGTTGTTTCAATTTCATAATGTAGTAAATAAAAAATTAGGAAAACCCGAATTTTCAATTATTGAATTAGATAAAAAATATGAAAATGCAAATTTTAATAAGATATTAGATACTTTCTTTCATTTCTTTGAAGATAAACATAAATCAGTTCATATGCTTTCTAATGATATGTATACACACAGATTATCAATTAAAATGAGAGCTTGGTATTCAGAGAATTTAAATCACTTCAATTAATTGTATATTTAATAATTAATTAAATATATAATTTTATATTAAATAATGAATGAAAATGAAGTAGTCTCTCTTATAAAATGTATAGAACAATTAGAATTTATATCATTTGAAGAGAGAACTGATGTTTATAACAAAGTTATTTTTTTAAATCAAATACAATTATATGAAAATTGTGAACATGAATATATACAAGATTTTATTGATGTATCAAATGATAAAACAATGTTGATAACATATTGCAGTAAATCAAATTTATATTTTGATATTAACTTTTATTTTGAATATTTCAAATATAGTTTGTCTAATATAAATAAAGATCATTGGAAAGTGAAAATTCGAGCACACACCTGCCCTCTAATAAATTTTCAATTAAAAGATAATAAAATACAGTTTATTGTATTTAAAAATGAAATTGAAAAAGTAACAGTAAATGCATTTTTAAAAGATTTATTAGATTCTAAAGTGTGTAATAATACGATTGTAATTAAAAATATGAATTCAAATAATTTTATTAATTAAATAATGGCAAAATATAATTTTCAAATTCATATGGTTCTATTTCAAATGGTATAATTGTAAAATTTCTAGGTAAAATGATTTTTTCTTTTAATTTTATAAAAATATTGTGAAATAAACAAAAATAAATAGTAATATTGTATTTTAAGTTCATTAATAATATACTTGTCTTGTTTCTAAATTTTTTTAATTTAAATTAATGAACAGGGTTTGTTACTATTGTAGTTTGTGTACTATCGCTACGTTCTCTTTGATTATCATCATCAGATAATTCAAGACAAGTTCCTCCACAGTAAACAACAATTGTTATCGCAACCAAAATAATAAATACATATATTACAATCAATGCAGCTTCCATAATAGAATAAAAATAATATACATTTAAATATATTATTTTATATAGTTAGATTAATACATTTTATGTTGTATTAAAAGTGTTTACTAATACCCCTTTTTTATAAACCTTACATTTATATGTTGTTGAAGATACACGTTTGCATACTTCATTGTTTTTATATTCAGGGAAATATTGAATTTCTGGAGTATCTGTTGAAAATATTATATTTGACCAGAAAATTCCAATAATGATTCCGATTGTGTATGCAGCAATGGTTTGTCTAGTTGTGTAACAATAAGATGTGGGCATTTGCCATAATTCTTTTAATCCAGTAAACCAATTTGTATTCCAAAATAAATCAAATAATATTAATGTTATAAAAAATGCAATAGTTGGTAAATTATTTTTTATATTTGGTATATTAGTCAGCATACTTGGTATAAACTTTAAAAAATCAAGTGATAACATTTGCCAAGGAGTAACTATAGAATTAAGAAGTGATGGAACATTAGGTATATTTTCAAAATTAACAACCTTGTTTATATATTCTCTATCTTTTAAGATGAGTGTAGTAAATAAGTAAAAGAATGTAAATCCAATAATAGTCTCTCCAACTGGAACTGAACCATCATTACCTTTTCCAAACAAAACTGAATCACAAATAGCTGATCTATTTTCAGTAACTTCACCTAATTCAAAATATTGATTACCACCTATGAGAAATGTGATGAAAATAGAAAATAAAACTCCAAATAAATATACGACTCCTCTTAAATCATTGTTAAATATTGATGATAAAGTGAAAAAACATATTAATATAAAAGGGGCGAGTCTAAGAAATAGAAATGAAAACGTACCTAAAGTTAAATCCATGCTATATTAAAATATACTTATATATTATATTAATAATATATTAATAAAAATTATTAATATTTTGGACTTATAATGCGGTTTTATTTACTTTTTTTGCATTTGTAAGACTTTTTCTTTGGTAATTCACATATCATGTTATTATCATAACCTACATTATAAATTAAATATTTATTATTAGATTGATGTAAAGTATAACTCCATAATGTGCCTACAAACATACTACTTAATATTGTAACCCCAACTTGAAAAGGAGTAAAACAATAATTTATGGTTATAAATAGAGAGTCAATTATAATAAGCATTAATACAATAAAAAGAAAACCAAAATTTTGAACTATAACTCCATTTGCTATTGCAGTATATGATAAATTAGTAATTGTGTAAATTAATATACTTAAATTAACTGGTAGTTTTGAAAAATAATTTATACTGTTCATAGTAAATGGTATACATATGTCTCTAGCATTCTCGTTTGAGGTAAAATTAAATAAGTTATATATGATTGTAGTTGCCATTAAACTAAATATCATTCCAAATAATAAAATTAAACCTCTTATATTTTTGTTTATCATTGAATCTAATAAAAAGAAACAAATAATAACAATTGGAATAAAGGCATGAAATAATGAGTATACATTATATGAGTTTAACATATAATTTATAATAACATTATAATTATACAAATACTTGCAATAATATTTCTGCAATATTGTTTATTTCTAAAAATTCAATATCTTCAGGCACAGTGGTTTTTTCTTTCCATAAAATAAATTCTCTATGATTTTCTTTTGGAAATAAAAATGTTTTTACGCCGTTTCTTATACCTGACGATAGTTTTATGTCTAGTCCTCCAATAGCAGTTACGTCACCATTTAATGTGATTTCTCCTGTAATTGCGACATCATTTTTTATTTTCTTCTTATTAATTAGACTATATATAGCCGTTGTAATTGCAGCACCTGCAGAAGGACCATCTTTTGATATAGCACCTTCTGGACAATGTATATGTAATCCTTGGCATTTTGTTTTTTCAAAATATTTTAACCATTTTTGCTTTATTTCGTCTTCACTTAAATTCCATGCTAAACTTTTTGCTACATTCATGCTCTCTTTCATAACGTCACCTTGAAGTCCAGTTAATTGTAATTCTAAAAATGAAGAAGATGGATAAAATAATGTCTGTATTGGTATAATTCCTCCTGAACCTAGAGAATTTGCCCATAGACCATTTATAATTCCAATTTGAGGATCTGTATGCACTACTTTTTCTTTGATTTTGTTGTATTTTGACAAATAAATGTTATCAAGGTTCTCAATTGTGATGTTAATTGGTATAGTTGTTTCTTTATTATCTCTTAACAATTGTAAGTTAATTTCACCATATAAATCAAACAAAATTTCTTTTAATTTTCTAACTCCCGGTTCTGAAGTATAAGATTTTATTATATATTCGATGCATTTTTTGTCAATTGATATAATGTTCTCGAAACCCATTTTTAAATTTATCTCTGGAAGTATAAATTTGTTAACTACAGTTATCTTTTCTTCTAATGATAGATTCTCAAATTTGATTCTATGTATTCTATCCAATAATATCTTATCTATTTGTTCTGGATCATTATAAGAAAAAATAAAAAGAATCTTGGATACGTCTATATTTATACCTGAAAAATATTTATCTTGAAAGTTTGTATTTTGGGTTGGATCTATTAAATGAGTTAATATACCAATAATTTCTTTTCCTTGCTCTGTTTTACTTACTTTGTCTAGTTCATCTATGTATATAATTGGGTTCATACACTTTGAATCCATTAAAATATCAACAATTTTACCCCATGTTGAATTCATATAAGTATATCCATGTCCTTCTAAAAATGAACCATTTGTTGAACCACCTAACGCAATAAAATTAAAGGGTCTTGAGTTATTATCTTTATTTGTTAAACAATTAGTTAACCCTTTATTAGCAAGTGACGTCTTGCCAATTCCAGGCGAACCTTCAAAACCAAAACTATATCCTGTTTTTTCTCCATTCATCCATTGCCCAATAATTTTTATAATTTGATTTTTGGCGTTATTGTGTCCATGAATTGAATTATCTAATATAGTTTCCATACTGTCAATAGATTTACTTATTTTGACAATATTTGTTTTGATAGTTGTAATATCTTTTATGAAATTACTAGCCTTCCATTTATTATTTTGTATTTTATCATAGATATTCATAATAATATCATCATCTTGTTCTCTATTTTGAATAAATAAATTTATTTGAAAACATATATTTTTTTTTGATTTTTTTTCAATTGTGATATTTTTATATTTTTTTTCTTTGTTGTATTTACTTATAAGCGTCAGTAATTCATTTAATTTTTTTAAATTACACTTTGAAAGATTGTCTATAATTAATTTTTTCAAGTATTTTTTGGATGAAAATTCTATTTTGTTTGTTAAAAATCCCAATTCACTATTTGTATATTTGTTCTTAGTTTCTTTAATCTCATCATTTATCATTATATCTCTATAATTGTCGATTAAATTTTTATAATTAGTATTATTTTCTTTCATTATTTTTATAATTGGTTCTTCGTAGTATGTTTCAAATGGGATTTTAACTAATCCTTCTAAGTATTGTCTGGTTTTTAAATTCATATCATCCGGTTTTCCTGACATCTCTTTTAATTTATTTATTGCTTTTTCTTTTGTAGAATCATCTACTTTTAACATGTGTATTTGTTGTTCCAAATTTATTTTATTTGTTCCATATTTTTGCATAATTTGTTGAGTTATTTGAATATTAGATTTAACTATACTTTTAAAGTTTTGTTTTATACTCCATGGGAAACTTTCATATATTTTGCTTCCTATACTTTCTCCATTTCCTTCTGCAGTTGCTATATTTATTAAATCATATAATATGTAACATGTGTGTTGGATATCAGTATCTTCTTTATATAAGATTAAATTAATCAAAAAATCTCTTTGATTGTTTAATTCTTTTTCAAGGAAGTTTTTAACTACCAAATCAATATGACTTTGTTTTATGTTATCTATATCTTTTAAAACAATGATGATTCTTTTTTTTATATCTTCTTTTCCAAATACAAGAAGATCTTTTAAAGATAGTGATTGAATAATGTTTTTAAAAATTTCCTTTTCTTCCCTTGGTAAACCTTTTTGTATTTCTTTTATTTCATATAGTCTGCGATTTGCATATTCATTGTTTAAACATTTTATTGGCATATCTTCAGTAATAGCATTAATTATAATTGTTTTTTTTAATTTATAATTGTGTATAATAATTTTAATATGAGAGAGTTTATTTATTATTGGTATTTCGTTTATGTCTTTGTCATCTAAACATTCAAGGTTTGCAGTATTTTCTATTTCAATTATATCATCTGTCATTTTATTGGAACAAATACAACTTGTTTTTGTCATATGTTTATTATTATGTATTTTGTAACCAATTGGATAACAATAACTTTTAATTAAATTATACTTTTCGTTTAACAAATCATCTTGAAATTTCAAATTTGTAAATTCAGATCCAAAGGTAACATATAGTAAATCTTCTATATATTTTGTTCCGAAACCACATATGACTAACGCTAGTTTATCAATAATATGCTGTAAATCTTCAATTAAGCTGTTTGTGTTAATATTACTTTGTTCGCAAGCATTTTCATGTAAGGTTGTTAATTTATCATTTAATTCTATTAATATTGATATTGACAAAATAATGTCATTTTCACTAAATATATTACTCTTTTTATGGTTTTTTATTGATAAAATTGTATTCTGAATTATATTTTGAATATAAATCATTTTATTTAATATAAATTCAGTTGTGCTGTCATTTTTACTATTATTATTATTTTTAATTTTTGACATGTATATAATATAAGGATTATATTAGTTAAGGAGTCTAATAAAATCCTAATCTAAAATAGTTTAAACATATATTATTTTATATTATAATGGGAATTCCGAGTTATTTTTCACAAATTATAAAAAAATATGCGTCTATAGTGCAGAGTCTTGTGAATAAAAATTTTGAATCTGTTGAACATTTATTTATGGATTGTAATTCTATTATATACGATTCTGTGCATGAAGTTCAATATACTAGTAATGACATTGAATTTGAAACTGAGGTTATAAAATTGGTAATTGAGAAGATAGAAAACTATGTTGTAACTATTCAACCTACCAAAAATTTATTTATCGCTTTTGATGGAGTTGCTCCTTTTGCCAAAATGGAACAGCAAAGAACAAGAAGATATAAAACGAACTTTTTATCCAATTTGAATTTATCTGGTATTACTAAAAATAATTCTTGGAATACATCTGCAATTACACCTGGAACTGATTTTATGAAAAAACTTTCTGAACAAATTAAATTTTATTTTTCTTATAAAGAAAGAAGTATGAATTTGAAATCTATTATAGTAAGCACTTCAGAAGAACCTGGTGAAGGTGAACATAAATTGTTTGAATATTTAAGAAAAAATAAAAATATAGATGATAACATCGCTCTATATGGTCTTGATTCAGATTTAATAATGCTTTCTATTTGTCATTTATCTTATTGTAATAACATTTATATTTTCCGTGAAGCACCCGAATTTCTAAAAAGTTCATTGCCAGTAACTTTGGAAAACGATACTGATATTTATTTGTTAGATATGAAACATTTATCAAAATCAATTATTTCTGAAATGAGTTGTGTTGATAATTCTTTTAATAGAGCTCTTGATTATATTTTTCTCTGTTTTTTCCTTGGGAATGATTTTTTACCACATTTTCCAGCTATGAATATTAGGACTCACGGTATTGATACACTATTAACTATATATAGTGATACTGTTGGTAAGAAACCAAACGAATATATTATTTCAAAGGATGGGAAAATAAATTGGAATCATTTGAGACCCATTATATCATTTGTTGCTGAGAATGAAAATAAGTATTTTTTAAATGAATATGAGACGAGAAAAAGATATGATCATTTTAAATTCCAACAAACTACTGAAAAAGAAAAAGAAATATTATTTCAAAATACACCTATTATTTATAGACAAAAAGAAAAATATATTTCACCAGAACTTCCTTATTGGGAAAAAAGGTATTATAAGTGTCTATTTCAGAAAGAACCTAAAAAAGATTTTGTCCAGAATGTTTGTAATAATTACTTAGAAGGTTTGGAATGGGTATTTAAATATTATACATCTGGTTGTGTAGATTGGAGATGGAAATATAATTATCATTATCCACCTTTATTTAAAGACTTACTTGAATATGTTCCACATTTTCAGATGGATTTTTTAACTTCTAATTCTACTTTACCTTTTCACCCTTATGTTCAATTGTCTTATGTTTTGCCTCCACAATCACAACACTTGTTGCCTGAAAATATACAAAATTTTCTGAAAAAAAACTATCATCAACTTTATCCAGATAGAATATATTTTGAATGGGCATTTTGTAGATATTTTTGGGAAAGTCACCCTTTGTTACCTATTATACCAGTAGAATTACTATCACAATGGAATACTCAGTTTAGTTTACATGAAATCAAATCAAAATAAAATTCATAATATTATAGTTAATATTATGAAAAAAAACTTGTTTTAATTAATAATTTATATTTTTTTTATTGCATTATTATCTTTTCAACTAATTTTGAAAATATTGGCGGAACGACTCCTTCAGCACTTATTCTCAGTTTAGTATTATCTTCATGAAATCTTCCTTCAAATCGCTTATCACTCTTTCTACATTGAAACACCCATTTTAATGTGGTACTATCATTTGTATCTTCGTAACACGGGTATAGTCTATGAGCTCCTTTTTCGTTTTTATCGTTTTTATCGTTTTTATTACGCAGTCCTCCAGCACTTTTGATCGCTTCATCCAAACTCCAAACACGTTTTGTTTTTGGTCCTCTAAAGGAATGTTCAATAAATGGATTAAACACGCTATCTTGGTCTATTTCTCCCTTTGCTTTCTTAAGTTCCCATTCCTCTCTCTTTGGTATTCTAGGTTCCCATGTACTTGTATACTGGATTATACATTTTAATCTCTTCAATTCCTGCGTCGCTGCCTTAATATCGTTATAAATCAAACAAAATGTAGCGTTTGTATCGTTTGTCTTTAAATTTGCACCTACTTCAACATACTCAAAAAGGTCTGGTGTGTAATACTCGACATTTGAATTAATTAGTTCTTCTGAACGTTGGATATAGGCTTGTGCATCATCATAAAGAGTGCGAGGCATAACCAAATGAAAATTGTTTACAAATTGAAGTACTCCTTGACCTCTACCCAGTAGCTGAATTAAGAATTCTATTGATTTAATCTCTGCTGAGAAATAACCAGAGATAATCATATAATCAAAGCAGAATCCATCAGTTAAGAAAGTGAGTCCACGCTCAAGAACATTACAACCAGTGATTGCTAGCCCTTTGTTCTTATGTTTCTCTCTCCATTGACATAGGATATGTCGCAACTCTGTTAACTCTGAATTTTCACTATTGTTAACAGGTTTACCTAAGTCTTGTTTAATATCGTAATCTTCTTCATTACTATTATGAGGAGAAAGAATTTTTTTTTCTTTACCATTTAGAATTAAAACATAAAGTCCTTTACTTCGGAAAAATTCACTTATTTCGTTATGAGTTTCCACTTTATTCTCACCAGGAACAAAATATGTCTTTGATGAATCAATACGGTGTTCTTCATTATATTTTTTAATATAGTTGATTGGTTTAGTTGGTCCCTCAAATGGTATGTGTTTCTGGTTTAAAACTGTTTTGTATAATGGAACAGATACTTTTTCGTTGTTTACAGAAGACTCGCTATCATAAGCAAGGTTTAGAAGTTCTCCACATTTTGGACTTATCCTACTTAATTTATTTAGAAAATCCGATTTCATAGTTCCTGAAATGAATTGAATATTATCAATGGTGCTTTTTATATTATTCTCACTTTCGTCTTTATATAAGGTTTTTATAAAATTAATAATTGGACCTGAGAATTTATCGCATTCATCAAATATAATGTTGAATTTAAATTTTATAGGTAAATTTTTAGTTAGTTTTGTTAGTTGTGTAATTAAATTATTCAAACTATCCATCCTGCTCTTATTATTGCACATTATTATAATGTCAGCAGGTAATGCCGGTTGTTTTGTGTTTTTTTTTTCATGAATATGGTTAAGTATTTTTAATACCGAACAAGAATATGCTTGAATCAAAGGTTCATCATTATAAAATTCACCTTGAGCTGTCTTTGCATTTGAAGCTATTCTTGTAATATTAAATTCTTTTCCGGCTATTTTCGCAGTGCGACCACCCCAAGCAAAAGTTTCTAGTAGACTGTTATTGGCCATAACGATGGATATTAATTTTTCAGCACCTTTATGGTTTTGAGAAACAAGTGCATGATTTTTTACAATGTGATTAATATCTCTATTGTGATTAATATCTCTATGATTTTTTACAATGTCATTAAGAGCTATACCAGTTTTTGATCTAGTTTGCGGCATTTGATAGTTTAATATATAATTAGGTTCTTTTTCTTTATTTTCTTCATACTCATCACGGGCAGCCGCTTCAATTTCATTGCGAACAGCTAACTCAACTTCATTACGAATAGTTGATTTCATTAAATCTAAAATATTTTGCAGTGTGTTTTGCTTTAACGCTTCTGCGTTCTCTATCATAAGTGATAGTAATTTATTATTCATCTCGTTGTAATTCATTTTATATTTTATATATATGTGATTCTTTAAGTCAATTTTCCGATCACATGTCAAAGATCTTATAAAAATCTGAGATCATGTAAGATCGTGAGAACGTAAAAAAACTGTAAAATTGACTTAAATTAATTACAGTTTTATTAATGCAGTGAAAGGTTTTTACTCTTATTAGAAAGTTAAAATGACTGCAGAGGTCATTGAAGATAACGTATTGGAACTTAAGTTAGATAATCCATACCTGTCGTATATATTGGAAGCAAGAAATAACGCAGTAAAATGGATGAAACACTTGTATGTAATTGGTATTTTGTATTTCATTTGGATTACTGTTCATTTTTTCTCAAGTAATCTATATGTTTATTATTGCACACCTTTCACATTAACAGGCTTTATTCAGTCACCGTTTTTGGTATTAACTCCACATTGTATTGCTCTCAGATGGCTGAGTTATAAGGGTAGTGAGCAAATTGCATCTATGTGGTCTATTTTGGGTGTATATTTATTGTCTATAGCAAAAGAATATCTAATTAAAAATAACGAAACATGATAAAAAATAAAAAAATAGTTGCATATTTATATACTTGTATTTTTTTTATGATTAATCAAAATTTCAAATCAATAGCTCATGAAAATAATAGTAATAATAGTGACAGAAGTAGCACACCTATACCTATTTCAAGAGGAAATAGTATTGATGGTTTAAATAATGCTGATTTAGACCCTGACAATTTTAGACCATGGACACCATTAGATACAAGAAACATGATAAATGATGCAAATGCAAAAGAGTTATTGGAAAATGTGATTTCCGTTCTCGAAGATGATAAAAAAGATTTTGTAGAATATTTAGAATATTATAAAAAACGCATTAAGACTAATAATACTTATCTTGACCATTTATTAAGTGTATATAGAAATATCAGCATACAATATGATGAATTTTTAAAAAATCCCATAGTAGATAGAGAACAAGCGAAAAATGATTTAATTAAAACAGGTATACAAGAATTAATTATTTTTGTAGAAACTTTAAAAACTAAAAATGCATTAGAAAAAGCAAGTATTTATTTATATACACGAGGGGAAGGAAATAAACGTTCACCGTTTAAACAAAAAAATAATGATTATCCATTTATAGAACAAACGTTAATAGATGTTGGTAATGAATATAAAGGTGGAAAAACGAAAGGAAAAAGGTTATCTTCTAAAAATAAAACAATCAAGAAGAAAAATACTTTTTTTTTCAATTCTTCTAACCCAAAGACAAGTTTTGATGTTTATATTGACAAAAACCCAAATGATACTATACCAATTAAGTATACTACAGTTCAAGACGTAAAAGAGACCATTATGAAATTAGAAAAGTTGTATAAAAAAGGTAAGTATCCACATAAAAGAATATGGCAAGTAGGAATGATTATGAAAGTGCGTCTAGAAGCAATGTTAAAACATAAAGATGTATTGTATCCAAATGCCAAGAATGTAAAGAGACGTTTTAATTTAGCTAATAAATATTTTTTGTTTTTAAGTAAAAGAACCAAATTAAAAGAAGAAGATAGGAAAAAAATAATTTTTAAATTTTAATCTATAGATAATATAAAATTATATATGGATTGTTGTAAACATAAGAAATCTTCGAAAAATTGTATACGTAAATCAGACAAAAAGACGTTTTCTCTTCCAAGAAGATTTACAAGGAAAAGATGTAAAAAAGGAGTGAAAGGTTTTACAATGAAAGCTTCTTGTGCTCCATACAAAGATTGTAAAAAGGGAGGAAGTGGAAAATCAAAAAAACCTAGTATATTGAATAAAATAATAGCATCTACTAAAAATCCTACTGTTGGAGTTGCACAAGAAAAGAAATATTTGTTATCTATCTTAGCTGATACCAATGAAGATAAAGCACATACCTTAAATCGTGCATTTGAGAGGAAACGATTGATTGATGATATAGATACAAAAGATTTTAAAACAGAACAAGAAACATTTGATAAAACAGTCAAAAAAATAAGAAAGTCGTTAGAAGAATCCTTAAAAAAAGGATAAATATAGATTGATTTTAATTAAATAATGCATGAATTCCATTTTTAGCACCAAGGGATATGTGAATCGTATTTTCATCATTTTGTTCGTCTGTAGGATTAAGTCTGATTGTTCCCATATTGTTTGTTAAGTTTGGCATTTTCCATTCGCCACTCATCATTTTACCATTCGACATTCTTAATGAATGTGGATTGATACCACATCCAATTTCTAATATTACAAAATTCTTTTTTTGTTTGTTTAAATTTAGTAGCCAATCATTTAACCTTTTCCGTTGATATTCATATGGCTTACCATAAAATTCTACATCGCCAAACATACTTACATTTGGACGAGCCATGTTTTTACAGAATTTACATTGTGGTAAGGAATTCGCAATGAACGTATCTGGATCGTAAGATGGCAGGTTTTCAGCAATTGATACACCGTTAAGAATGTTGCATTTTTTATCCATACATTGTAAATAATTTATACTACCATGCACTTCATAAATCTTGTTTTCTTCGAATCCACTTTTTTTAAAATAACCATCAATATTTGATGTGCAAATGAAATAATCATATTTATCTTTTATATTATTTAAGAGTTCAAAATAACCATCATGTGGTTCAAGATTTGACATTATATTGTAAAAGTGTGCTTTAAACCCCCATGCTAATTCAGGGCGTTCTTTCCACATTTTTAAACTTGAAATATCATCATATGCAAATGTTTCGTTTCCTATTTTTATCTGCTTCGTCCATATACCATTACTTCCTCTATATGTTGGTATACCAGAATCAACGCTCATTCCAGCTCCAGTGACTAATAAAATAGCATCTGCTGAGCTTAATAGTTTTTTAGCTTCAATAATATCTTTTCTTAAGTTTTTTGGCATATTTAATGTATTTTTGTCTTCTATATAAAAATATAAAAAAATCAATTTTATTTAAATTATTCAAAAATCTCTTTATAATTTGTATTTAAAACATGCTCCGTATTTTTTAAAATCGTCTTGTATTTTAGTCTTTTGAAGTTGAATTGTTCTTTCCACACATTTTTCAGAACAATAGTAACTATATCTGTTTTTTTCGTCTTCACTATCATAATTATCGTCATAATCATCACTTTCATCACTTTCATCAGATTCAGTTTCTAATTTCATCATTTTTCTGTATTTTTTATCAAAGATATTTATTTTTGTAAGTCCAAATCCTTTATTCCATATTTTAAAATCACGTCCCCGATAGTCAGCTATTCCATCGTACAGGTTTCTACAACTTGCAATTATAAAATTTCCTCTACAATGGTATTGATATGGTCTAAAATTACTTTTGAATTCACACATAACTTTTCGATAATTTTTACTAGGCATATGACAATTATTATATTCCCATATATGAAGCTTCAATACGTCAGGCAAATTTTGATAAAGAGAAATATTCATGGTGTTTTCCATCTGTTCGTGCTTGATTACGCCCTTATTTATTTTTGTTTTCTATACTAAAAATATAATATAATTGTTATGTAGTTCAATTTTATCATTTGAGTATTTACCATAAAATTTTATAACAGGAATTTCATACCTCCTCCAAATGTTCCAAATATCATTCGGGTATTTCTTTGTCTTTGATTTTGAAGTTGAATTGTTTTTTCAACACATTTTTCAGAGCAATAGTAACTATATGAGGGTTTGTCCAAGTATTTTTTCTTACGGTCCTTAACGACAGGATTTTGTTCTTTGATGTTCCCAGCAGAATCATAATCATGAAACGCATTGTCGTAATCACATCTATTTATTTTTGTAAGTCCATAATTTTCATTCCATATACGAACGTAAGGGGACGACTTGGGGCATCTATAATCAAGTAATTCGTTGTAAACGTTATTACAACTTCCAATTATATCGTTTCCCGGACATTTGTATTCACGAGTTTTAAAATTAGTTTTGTATTCAATCATAAGAGTTTTATAATTTTGAGCAGGTATATGACAATTAATATATTCCCATATATGAAGCTTCAAGAATCCAGGCAATTTTTGATAAAGACTCTTATTCACGGTGTTCTTCTGGTGGTCTTTAACGACAAATTCACAGTATTCTTTCGCACTTGAGAAGAATGATCCCAAGTCCTCCATCTGTTCGTCCTCAATATCAATCATGACTTATTTTTGTTTTCTATACTAAAAATATAAAAAGTCATCAATTTTATATTTTTATAATTATATGAACTAACCATACATATCTTCAGAACCACTTTTATATCCAGTATCATCGTGTTCTTCATTATCTTGATTATTTGTATCGCCATTGTAATAACCGTGTGAACCATATAAATTTTCAGACCCACTACTGTAACCATCATTATCTTGATTATTTGTATTACTGTTGTAATGACCGTGTGTTCCATATAAATTCTCAGACCCACTACTGTAACCATCATTATTTTTATTATTTGTATCATTATTGTATTCATCGTTATCTTTATTATCAGTATCACCATCGTATCCATCATTATTTACTTTATCAAAATATGGCATTTTTGGTATTTTAATCATATAAAAACGTGTATCATAAGAAAATTCGCCATTAATACGTTGACTTGTAACATCTTCCGTGATGTCTGTTTGTTTGAATCCATATTTTTCATAAAGTCGTATAACTTGGTCATTGTTATGAAGACCTGTTCTTAAAAACATATTTTTTTCTTGGTTTATATTCATAAAAGTATCTATTAATTTTTTTGCAATCCCTTTTCCACGATGTTGCGCAGAGACACCTAATTCAGATATATATGTATCTCTTTCGCAATTTATTCCATCTAATCGCATTCTTTCTTCAATTGTACGACTAATGTGTTCTAAACCATTACTAGAACATATAAATCCAACTGATTTATTATCTATAATAGCTAATATAAAGCAACCATCATTAATATATTGATAAAATTCTTTTTCAATATCAGTGAATTCAAAATGTTCATAGTAAGGGGGATCCGAAAATATTTCTAAATATAAATTTATAGCTTGCCGTGTAAATTCTATATACTTTTCATCTTCCGCATTTTGTTCTTTAATTTGAATAATATTTATTAGTTCTGTCATACTCTTATATAGTTAGATAACTTTAAGTTATTTACAATATTATATTAGCCATTACCATATTTGTAGTGGTAATAAATAATATATTATAAATAATATAAAAATATTGTAGTAAATAAATTAATAATGACAAATGCTGCAGATGATATGATTGATACTAATGATATCAATGTTATAGAGACAACAAACGCTTCAAAGGTTTCACTTGCTCCAATTCCAGGATTTCCTGAATTTAGCATTGAAGAGACTATTGTTATGAGTGATATTCAACAAAAGATTAAAAAAATATATGAATTATATGGATATGTTCCTTTTGATACTCGATTAGTGGAAACTGACCAGGTTTTAAATCAAAAAGGTATTGATTCAAAAGAATTATATAGTTTGAATTTTATATCAAAAGGTAACGAATACGTACCAGACGAGAAACGTCGTAAATTAGCTTTACGATTTGACCTTACTGTTCCAATGGCTAGATATATTGCACAAAATAAAACGATAATATCATATCCAGTAAAACGTTATCAAATACAAAAAGTATATAGAGCAGAAGGTCATAAAGTCGCCACAGGCAGATTTAATGAATTTTATCAATCAGATATAGATGTTGTTGGATATAACACATTAGATATTGCTTATGACAGTGAATTTCCTGCAATAATATGTAATATTTTAAAGAATGTATTTAACGTCGAAAGATTTGTTATGAGAATAAGTAACAGAAAACTACTAGAAGGGTTGTTTAGAGAAAATGGTGTAAAACAAGTTGATAAAATAAAACGAGCAGTTCGTATTATTGATGAGATAGAAAAGGTAGACCAGGAAACAATACTTGCTTCATTAGATGAAGTTGGAATTAATTTTGAAAGTGCACAAACTATTTTTTCTCTTTTTAAAGAACTTTATGATAGAAGCCCTAGTGATGCAATCACATATTTAAAAGAATATAATTTTAAAGATAAACAAATTTTAGAAGGTATACAAGAATTAGAAACCGTTATTAACGGTGTTATTGCAAATGGTGTAGATGAAAAGTATTTTAAGGTTGATGCACGTATTGCACGTGGATTAGACTACTACACTGGCACTGTATATGAAACAATTTTACTTGATCATATGGAAATAGGTAGTATTTGTAGTGGTGGGAGATATAATGATTTAGTAGGCACACTTAGTGGTGATCCCGATGATAATTACCCTGGTGTAGGTTTATCAATTGGATTGACAAGACTTATTCCAATATTAATTAAAGGAAATTATTTAAAAGCTGATAAACAAACAATTGCTAATATCTTAGTAACATGTCAAGATAAGAAATATATTTCAAAATATCAAGAAATTGGTGCTATGTTACGTAATGCTGATATTAAAACAGATGTTTATCTTAATAAATCGATAAAACTTCCAAAACAATTAGATTATGCTAATAAGAAAAATTATAAATATGCAATTATTGCTAATAAATATGAATTTAATGACGATTGTGTAGTTGTTCGAGATATGTATAGTGCTGAACAAGAAAAAGTCCCTATATCAAAACTTGTTGAATATTTTAAATAAATTAGATTTGAGCTTATGAATCATATACGTAATAAATAAAAATACAAATAATGTAAAAAGATAGTCGTAATATTTTATTATAATGGAACATGTTATAATAAAATATAATTTTTATAATGATTACCTTTATAGTAACGATTTTTTAGAAATATTCAATAAAAGAAAAAAATATATTAAAAATAAATATAATTTTAAACTTTGTGATGACGAATTAATAAAAGAATACTTTGTTGAAATTTTTTCTTGGACTGTTATTAATAAAGATACGTTACATGATATTAATACAATTATTAATAAATATTTACCAAATGGAACAATTATAGATCCATGTTCTGGAAATAGTTTTCATACATTTTTGTTTAATAAATTTTTGAATTATAATATTATAACAATTGATATACAACCTGAACCGAATGCTTGGGTTGATACAATAGAAGATGATGGGTTAGATTACATAAAAAAAATGGAAAATCATAGTAATAAAATATTATTATTATCTTGGATTGATTATACTCATAATGAATTGCCTTATAATTTATTAATAAACTTTAAAGGGGATTTAGTTATAAGCATTGGTAATTATAGAGAATTTGATTGTAAAAAATATATGGATGAATTGACTAATAAATATAAATTGTTGAAGGAATATTATTGTAAAATGCCCTGGGATTCTGTTGAAGAAATCAAATTATATTATAAGTACAAATAATGTAAAAAATATAAAATATATTAATTATAAAACAAAATATGAGCTTATTTGAAAATATCAGAGATGGAAAAGAACCCGCTAATATTATCTATCAAGATGAATTTATCACTGCTTTTGATGATAAATACCCATCTGCACCTGTTCACATTTTAATTATCCCTAATAAAATGATTAAATCATTAGATAATTTAACAGATGAAGATGAAATATATATGGGTAAAATATTAATAGGTGCTAGTAAACTTGCCAAAATGAAGAATATTCATGAATCTGGATATAGATTAATTACAAATTGTAATAAAGATGGAGGACAAGAGATTGATTATTTACATTTTCATTTAGTAGGAGGTATCCCATTAGGAAGAATGATTGGATTATCAAAAGAATCTAAAAAATTATTTCAAAAAATTAAACTTGATAATGAAAATAATTAAAAGTTTCAAAAGTGTAAAAATATAATAAGATTATTATTATTATATTTTTTTCAATAATCCGAATATATATCAAATAATATGTTTATTGATCAGTGGTATGCTGCTTAAACTCTAGGTTTTCCACAACTTCCTCCTCCCTTCTTCTTTCCTCCTACTGCTTCTGGTTCTTCAGGTGCTGCTGGTGCTTCTGGTTCTAATTTTACTATCCAATGTGTTTTTTTATCTAAAAGTTGTAGACCAGTTGCAGACAGCGGCAATGAATGTGTGCTTGGTGATACAGGCTCCCATCTTCCACAAGTTGATGCATTCGAGGAGTCTTTTAAAGAAATTTCGCCGTACATCCCCTTATCCATTTTTGGTCCCATCATGCATTCACCATCCTCATTTGGGTTTTTCTTCAACAAAATAAAGTAATCTTCAGTTTTTTCATTTTGCAAAGCTTGTTTAAAGTCATTAAAATTCCATTTATCAACCTTTCTGGATTTTCTAAGTCTGTAATCATAAATTGTATCTTCTGGTCCGATATAGTCGCCTCCCTTAACCAAAACTGGTCCAAAAGTCTTGGAACCTCGCTTTTGCAAGAACTTTCCTAAATGTTTGTTCTTTTTGGAAGCTTTGCTCTGCTTAACAGAAACGATGCGTCCATGTTTGTTCATCTTTAAGTTTTTTTTAGTTAAAGCAGATTTACCGTAACCTGTTTTTTTGGCAGTTCCATTAAAGACTTGACGACGACTACCTACAAGTTGTTCGTATTTTTTACCTCCATTCATATGAAAAGTACTCATTTATATAATATACACACACAAAAATAACACACACAAAAATAACACACTATTAATAAGTTTTATTTTTTTCATACATTATATCACTTCGTAAAACGAGTTTTTCACCGGATTTAACTATTGAACCTTCATGTAATATATTATGTTTAAAAATTAACAATTGTCCTTTTTTTGGAATAATCGGAGTTAAAATTTTATCTTGTTTAAGCTTTTTTTTTATTATTTTTCTATCATAATGTATAAAATTTGTTTCACCTCCTTCAAAACTATCATTCAAATAAATTAATAATGTAAAGAACGATTTTTTGTTACCGTCAATCTTATCTCCATCATAATGTTCTTTAAAATACTCACCAACATTATATTTATAAAATAATAGATTTTTAAATAGTCCTTTTAATTTAAATACATTATTTGTCATTGTTTTTGGAATTGAATCAATTATTTTAATTTTATTCCATAGATTTTCAATTATTTTTTCATCATCTAAAAATGTTCTACTATTATTTCTTGTCTCTGATTCAATACTTTTGTTTTTATCTCCAATAGGAGCCTTTTGAAAATCATTATTATTAATTAATTTTAAAAAATTATCACATTCTTTATCAGATAAAAAATTATCTATTGTAAAAACTAGTTTATTAATATTTTCATCTCCCGGTAATTGAATTATTTTTGGTTCCATTATTTAATATTAATATATTTTTCTATTTAAATCAAATTTTTACGTATAATGAACATAATTAAAAATTCAAGGGTGTAAAAATATAATAAAATTATTATTATTATATTTATTTTTTGAAACATATACTATGGAATCCGGGTGGTATTCTTGCTGGTATTTCTATTGATTCTATTTTTTTCTTTTTAATATCTATTAAACTAATAGAATTCTGATTTTCACATTCTATAAACCCTATTAAATATTCTCTGTTTTTTATTTTTACAGGTTGAAATTCTGCTGTTCCAAAAGTATTTTCTGGAAATAAAAAAATATTTGGTTTACTGTTAACAAAATCCTTTGTATTTACTTGTAATACCCCTTTTATGTATGCTTTTTCTGCATCAAATATACATGTATATAATACGTCTTTGTTAATTATGGACTGCTGTGGAAAATCTAAAAAATAAGGGAAATCTATATTTTTTATAAACTCCAAATAACGATTGTATTTAATACTTGTTTTTCTTGTATGTTTATTTATTCTTATTTCTCTTAATATGCTGTTTTCTATTTTTTGTTTTTTATCTTTTTCTTCAAATTTCATTATAGTTTTCATATTTAAATCCTTATTTAAGCAAGCGTGTATAATATATTCATCCTCAGTTTCAATAGATTTTGCAAAATGAAATATAAAAAAATTTTCATCACAATAATACCATTCTGGTTTATTCATCTTGTCAATATCAAATATTCCAAATCTTGTAATGCCATTTTTATCAAAATATAATGGTTGTTCAAATTTTAATAAATTACTGTACTTGAATTTCATTGGCATATCTGCTACTATTATTTTATCTTCTGTTTTTGTTAAACTATGGGTTATACCATTATTAATTAAACTAATATTTTTTTGTTCAATGAAGTTCATATCCTTGTCAAAGATATTAAATATTAATCTTCCTTCTATCCAATCATAATTATTGTATGTATATATATAATTTAATTCACGTTTTTCATCTACTAAGGGATGTGCTGTTAAGCTTGTAATATTATCAACTTCCATATATGATTTTGTAATTATATTGAAAGGATTTGTTGCGAACTCAAGTTCATATGGCATATCACCCTCATATAGTGCAAAAATACGGTCCTTTGATTTGAATAATGCTGTATTTGCAGTTCCTTTTACTAAGGGTATCAACTTTAAAAATGTTTTCAATGAAAATACTATAAAATTAAACATTCCGTTATAGTCATAAAAATTACCTATGTTCATAAATATTTTTCTATTCATTTTATTTTCAAAATTTATTTTTCTTGTTTCAATCCATTTATTGTGATATGTTAATGAAGATCTATTAAAATATACTGCATGTATCATACCATCTCCATCTAACCAGGTATATGACTGAAAATTAGATAAAAATTTAGGATTAGAACCTATTTGTGCATATATAGTATTATCCAATTCTTTAAATATCGGTTTGTTGTGTTTAATTTTTATTGTTTTTTCCTCTTGAACTGGCCTAAATCTATTTTCAATAAAAAACTTATTAAATGTGTGTTTTTTAAAAAAGTTTACTAAGTTAAATCCATTAGAAATTTGAAACAAATAAATAAAAAAGTATATACATATCTGTTTATTCATTTAATTAATATTATATATTTTTTTTAATACTTTTACGATGATTATAAAAGAAGAGTGTGTGTGTGTGTGTGTGTGTGTTTGTTAGATATATTGAATGGTGT